CCGTCCGTCCAGTCGTAGATCGGCCGGCAATGCCGAGCGCCAAACGGGTTGGCCTTCGTGAGGTGGCCGCCCGCCGAGATCACGGAGCACGAGCGGATGATCGACTCCTGCGCGCGCACCCCCATCCAGACGAACAGGTCCCGTCCCTCGGGCGGCGGGAACAGCGCCTTGCTGGTGATCCCCTGAATGTTCTTGTTGGCGATCTCATAGGCGATGCTCGGGGGCTGCCTCACCCAACGGTCGGGCGGAAGCTGCGGATCAAACGCCCAAAAGTAGGGCGCCTCCCGGTTAAACACGTTGATCACCGGCTGCCGCGCGTACACCCACCGGAAGTCGACCTCGGGACGCTCGGCCACGCGCTCCGCGTATTCGAAGGTCCCCGGGTACATGATCTCGTCGTCCCGCATGACGACCGTCACCGGGAGGTTCCCGGTCATCCGAGCGGCGAGAAGCGTCAGCTCGAGCGTGCAGGTGGAGTCCTTCCCGGCCGAGAACGTCACCACGAGCCGGTGACCCTGTTCGTACAGCTCCACGATGCGCTGAAGCGCCTGGTGGAACACGTCCATGCCGGTCGGAACGCGCTGCATTCAGATCGTCCCCTCGAGCCGTGGAGCGCACCCGGTCGTCGTAACGAGCCGCTCGATCGTCCGCGAGACGCGCCGCGGATGAAGCTCGGTCCCGAGGGATGGGATCCCGAGACGCTCGGCAGAGACGGCCGCAAGCCCCTGCCCCATGCAGGGATCGAACAGCACGCCGCTGCGACCGTGAAGCGCGGCCACGATCACGTCCGGCTCGTCCAGGCCGGACAGGTCCGGTAGCCGCATCGGTTGTTCACCGACTCGCCCGAGCTGGACGTAGTGGCACTTCGACCGGCCGCCGTTGTAGGTCCCGGGCCAGCGAGCCACCTCGTAGAGCCCTTCCCGCCGGGCCACGTCAAGCACATCGTCGAGGCCGCGCACTCCGTACTCGAGCAGGATCGCGCGCGTCGCCTGCCCGATCGCGCGGAAGATCGCTGGCATGAGACGACCGAGGAAGTCCACGTCCGACGGGACGCCGGCCTTCTCGCGGAACCCCTCGGCCACGCTCTTTCCCCACGGCGGATCGACGTAGGAGAACGATGGCGTCTCGTGACGGCTCAAGAACGCATCGGCGAAGCCGCGCTCGAGGTCCCCGCACCCGATGACGTGGTTCCCGACCCGCCAGACCTCGCCGACGTTCACGGGAAACCGCTTCCAGGCGTCTCCGTAGGCAGGGCTGTTCACGGATCTGGCCTCCATGTTCACGCCCTCGTCCCGGTGACGATCGTCCAGTAGGCGTCCCCGAGCAGGCCGGCAACGGGAGCCTCGAGCCGTGCGAGGCGGGAGATCGTGCGGCGTCCGGCCCGACCGTCGAGCGCGTCGATCCGGCGCGACCAGAGCGACCGCACGCGCACGCCGCAGAACGCCGAGCCGCTGAACATGCGCCGAGCGAACCGGCGCGACCACGGGATCCACGGGACGCCGGAGCCCCGCAGGATGTAGCTCGGCCGGTGCGAGTAGGCCGGGGCGTACCCCATGAGGAAGAACCGGCCGCCGGACCGGAGGTTCCTCGCCACAGACCGCACGAGCGCGTCCGGCTCGACGTAGGACGCCCCTCCGAACATGGACGTGATCAGGTCGAAGTGCCCCGCCGCGAACGAGCGCACGTCAGCCAAGAGCCACTCGGCGTCAGGGTGCTTCTCCTTCGCCCTCGCCAGCATCGCCGGAGAGGCGTCCACACCCACGCTGAACGTCGAGAGCGTCGGGAACCTGTCGAGCAACCAGCCGGTCCCGCACGCGAGGTCGGCCATGTAGCCGCACTCCCGCACCACCTCACGCACGAGCGGCCCAACGAGACGAGCCACGGCGTCGTCCTCGGCCCGGTCGATCACTCGAGGGTGCGCGGAGTCGTAGCGGTCAGCCAAGGCGTCGTAGGCCCGCGCCGCGAGCAACGTTTCAGTCCCGTCCACGGCCTACTCCGCTTCCAGCGCAGACAGGTCAAGCACCTTCGGAGCCTTCGACAGCCGAACGTGGTTCCGCTCAAACGTGGCGACGATGGCATCCCCACGGTGCGCGTCCAGGGTTGGCGCCGTCGGGATACGGACGAACACGAGCCCCTCCGTCTCCTGCACCCGGTAGATCCGCGTCTCCCCGACGGCCGGAGGTGGCTTCCCACGGTGCCGCCCGTTCAAGAACTCGGCCTCCACCTCGTCCGCAAGGTCGCCCCGCTTCATGCGACGCAGCTCGTCGCACGCCTTCGCCAGCGTACGTCGGCTCGGACGCTCGGGAAGGTCCGAGATCGCGATCGTCCCGTGTGCGAGCGCGAGCATGGCAACCTTGGTGTACGGGATTGAGCGTGAGTCGGTCACGCCTACAGCGTGCCTTCATGCGCCAGCCGCGTCAAGATGCCGTCTAGCGGTCCTGCTCTGTCTCGCCCGTCGCCAAGGAAACGACGGCCTCGAGCTTAGGGCGGGGCTCGGCTGTGCCCTCCACGTTGTAGCCTCGAGCCCGGAGCATCGCCGCAAGCTCCTCGTCAGAGAGCGGACGCCCACGAACGAGGATGCCGCAGCGTTCCAGCTCGGAGAACATCCACCCGCGCGTCGGGTGCCGCGGATAGCTCGCCGGAAGCGCCGTAGGGGTGGATGCCTCGGGCGAGCACTCCACCACGTCAACGACCCTCTTCCACCTGCGCGAATCCTTGTTGACCTTGCGAGTCGCCATGCCCACAGCGTAGACGCCGCGTCAGCCCGGCCCGTCCTGATCTCCACGCTTCTTCTGCGCGTCGTAGGCCAGCATCGCCAGGATGCAACCGGAAGCCGCCGTCGTGATCGCATGGATGGGCGGCTTCCCGGTGGCGATCCCGGCGATCACGTTCCCGACCACGCACACCCCGAGAGCTGCCGCCTTCTGCAACGGCTTCGGGATGAAGTGCGGCCCCGTGCGCTCGTCGGGACCGTCGGTCGGCGCCCGGCGCCGGAGCGTCGCCATCGGGAACGCCACGGTGCGCGCGAACACGGCTGTCCCCGCGGCCATGCCGCCAAGCTCCGGGTCCACTCCCTCGAGCACGTTCACGTCTCACCTGCCGGCTTGCGCTTGCGCTTCGGGCTCGTCACCTCGTCGGTGCCCGCCGCCTCAAGCGTGAAGAAACCGGCACCGCCGACGTGCGCGAAGCCGATGACGCGCCACTTCCCCTCGAGCCCCTCGAGCCCGAGGGCACTCCCGGCTTCATGCGCGGCACGGAGCGCGTCGACGTCGGCACCCTCGGCACGCGCCGTCGCGGTCTGCGGAGCGCCGTCGAGCGCATCGTTCAGCCAACAGGTCGCGGCCACAGGTCACCTCCGACACGGATCTTCCGCGCCCAGGGCTCACGCGGTCAAGCGGATTCGCGCGGGTCCTTCCCGCGAGCCTTCACCGCGAGAGCGAGGGCATGAACGCGCTCGGACAAGTCCTTCATGCCGCCCTGGACGGCCTCGGCCAGCCTGTCCACGTCTCTCTTGAGGGCGTCGACGTCCTTTGACGTCGCCATCGCAACCGTCCCGTGCTCGTTCTTGAGCAGGGCGAGCGCCTTCTCCGCCTCCTCGAGCTTCTTCGCCAGCTCGTTCACCTTGTCGCGCGCCGCCTCGAGAAGCGCCTCCGTGCGGAAGAACACCCTCCCTGCGACCGCCAGTGTTCCCAGGATCGACAGGATGGCGACTACGGTTTCGATGTTCATGAACTCCGTAGCGTTTCGCGTGAACGCCCGGACGTCAAGAACGACCGCGTGGTCCGATCACGAGCGCGACCCGTCGCAACGTGAAGTCGTCCCGGTTCACGTTGCATGGAGCCTCGGAGATCCACTCCACCGTGAACCATGGGGAGCCGTGGACGTCGGCGTGGCGCTCCGTGACGATACCGCGCCCGTGTGGGGCAGAGAGGACGGAGCCCACCCGCACCTTCTCCCAAGCCGCCGGCCCGGTGTCCGTGATCATCCCCTCGACGGGACCCGGGGAGCCCTCGAGCCTGTCGATCTCCCGGCGGAGCGCGCGCACCTCGTCCCGTAGCCCGTCGATCTGGACCGCGTGTTGATCGCGCACGCGAAGGGCCTCCGCTGCGAGATCGAGGATCTCCACCGTGAGTCGTGTCGCCCGGGAAGCGAGCGCGTCAACGTCTCCGTCCGGCGGATCGCCCGGGTCGGAGAGGCGAGCGATCCGATCCTCGATCTCGGGGACCGGCTTCCCGTTCATGCCGCCCACGGGATCGCCTGGGAGAGCACGCGGGGCTTCGGTCCGCGCTTCATCTTCTCGGGCGGAGGGATCCCGACAGGGGGCCTCGAGCGAACAGCTTCATGAACGAGGCTCCGGCCGTGCGCCCGCGCCAGCGTCCGAGCTGCGAGCACCTCCGCGGCCATCTGCACGGGGTATCCGTCCCGCAGGGCCCGGTTCGCCTCGAGCACGTCGAGCAGATCCCACGGGTCCGAGCCGGACGGCACACGCCAGGCGGGAGGGTCATCGGGAAGGCAGGTGCGAACGAGGCGCTGAACCTCGCGCTCCCAGGCGAAACGCAGATCGCGGACTTGCATCGGCTAGTCTCCTACGGCTTCTGCGTGTCGACGCCAAGCGCCTTCCGCGCTCGCTCCATCCACTCAAACGCAGGCGTCGGGAGCCCTCCATCGTCCACCAACTCGCAGAGGAGATCCCTGAACGTCTTGATCTGACGCGCTGCCTCATCCAAGTAGACTTCCGCGTTCCGCTCCTCGATCGTCGGCAGCGTGCCGTCGCCACCGGGCTTCATCGTCCGTTCAAAAGCCGCGATCGCCTCCAAGACGGTCCCGGCTGTCTTCTGCGGCCCGTCCATGCGAGCAGCGGCCTTAAGCACATTCCTCGCCTGCAACAACACCCCGCGCGCACGAGCGAGCTTCACGGAATAGGACGCCACGAGCAGCCGGAGATCCTCGATCTGCTTCACGAGCGCCGGCACCTCGAGCGACGCCAGGCGCGTCTGTTCCTCCACCTCGTCCGCGAACGACTCGATTTGATCCGTCGCCGGGGCTGCCTCGCGCATCCGCCGCAGGAGAGCTTCCCGCGTGTGTTCACAGACGAGGGCGTGGCAGATTCCGCACGCCTCCCGATAGGCCATTCTCGTCATCGCTCCACCTCCCGGTACTCATAGAGGAACTCCACGAGCACGCCGTTTGAGATCCACCGTCTGATCACCTCGTCGGCTTCACGCTCGAGGCGCCTCCGCTCGGAGGCCCGAAGATCGGTCCACACCGCGTCCTGAAGCCGTGAGGCTTCGATCGCCAAAGCACGGGCCAGCGCACGGCGTCGTCCAGACACATACGGCACCGTGGGCGACCGTGAGATTGCACGAGCCGACGGTTGATCGGCTTGCTGTGCGTCGTCCTGCTTCATCCCGCTCGCCTTCGCTCGAATGTCCACGGGGCGGAGTCGTCCGGGTCGGGTGGAGAGAACTCGGCCAGGGTGAGGCTCCGGTGACCGAGCACGTTGACGATGATGGTGGGGAGGCTAGAGCGGGTGTGCCCGACATGGGCGAGGAAGGAGCGGAGGGCCTCGGGGGTGGGGATGCCGTTCCCTCGTTCGATCGACATGCGCCACGCGAGGGCGTCTCCGTGAAGACCGTCGTACAGCTCGCCAGGGTCGAAGCCGTTGGCGCCTTCCTGATCGTCGAAGTAGCGACCCCATGCCGCGGCTCTCCCAGGGTTTGGTTCCCCTCGCGGGATCATCAGTAGCAGAAAGCAGATCCGACAGCCGTCCAGCGTGCATCGAGCAGCCTCGTGGAACTTGGCCGAAGTTCGCGCCTTGACGCGCCAGGCTGGGCCGCCACACTTTGGGCACCACCCGCGCTTCACGGTTCATCCACGCGAGGGAACAGGGAGTCAAGGACGCTCGGGTCCGTTCGACCGTCAAGTGCCTTCCCGAACAGGCGACGTTTCGGGCTCTCGGATGTGGCGTGATCACGCATCGTTGCGCCTATGCTTCGCGGCGCTCTTGCAGTCCGCGAAGTGGTTGAGCCCGTCGGGCGTGAACGGCGCCGGCTTCCCGGCCTTAGTGCGCACCCACCAGATCGAGCGACCGCAGCTCTTGCAGGTGCCGGCGTCAGCCCCGATCGACTTCATCAAGAGCGCGATGTTCGAGCGGTAGTAGGCCGCCACCGCACGACGATCGTCATCGATCGCAGCCTGCACCGTAGCGATCACCTCGGAGAGCGCCGCAGCGTCGATTTCTTTGCGGAACACACGGACGTCGGGCGAGACGGCCGCGAGGACCTCAACTGCGAGATCGTCGGATGGACGAGGCTTCACGGTCACTTCTGGTTCTCCACCACCAGCGCAAGTCGCCGGAGCTTCTTGGCGTGCCTCCGCAGCACATCGCGCACCCACTCCTGCGGGGCGCAATCACGACCAGGGTTCAGCTGAACCACGTCGTCGTATCGTCGAGCGTCCTCGTCCAGAGAGTCCGCGACGTCGCGGAGCGTCCCGACGGTACCGATCGATCGAGAGAGCCGGATGCGTCCGCGCTTCGCCACCTTGATCACCTCCGCGGCTCCGGCCGCTCTGCTCCCCATCCTACGCGCGGAGCCGGCTACGTCGAGGGAGATCCGAACAGATCCGGTCGGCGAGCGAGCGCATCCCTCCATGACTGCCACGCACGCGAGACGGCGCCAGACCCCGGGAACAGGTCAACGAGATCATCATCGGGATCGGCCCCGAGCACCTCAAACAACCACCAGCACACCGCCTCCGGTTTGGCGCCAGCGAGCCCGCGCCTCATCGTGATCGGCTCCGAAAAGAAATCCCGCAACGGACGCACGAGCCTGCCGACCTTCTGCTTCCTCGCCGGAACGATGATCACGGGCTCCCAGGCGTAGGCCACAGGGACGTTCCTCTTGAACGCAGCGAACGGCTTCACCCATGCCATGACGCGAGCACGGGGGGGGTAAGGGGCAGCACTTGATGAAGTGCCGTCGACGAGGTGTGCAGGAGCCAACCGTCATAGGTGAGCAAGTCGCGCACGAGCGCAGCGTGATCGACCTCGCCCGCGAAGTCGGGATGGTCCGCGTAGTGCTTCGCGCTCTGCCCAGGGTAGGGAGGATCGGCGTAGGCGAGCCTCACGGATCGTTCCTCCTGGCGTACCGCGACCGACGGAGCCCGAGCGCGAGCGCCTCTTTCGGGTGAGCCCCGATCCAATCGTGACAGCGACGGCAGACCGCAAGCACGTTCTTGTCGTCGAGGATCGAGCCACCAGCGGAGCGGGCAAGCAGCTCATGAACATCGCACGGGAGACGAGCGCATTCGCTGAACACCGGGTCCGTCGCCCGGTCGCGCTCTGCGGGATCGAACGTCCCGATCAAGTGTCGGCCGATGCGCCTGCCCGCCTCACAGGTCGGACGCTCCCGCAGGATGCGAGCCACGAACGCTCTGCGCCCCTCCTGCTTGCCTGTTCCCGCGCAGCGTGAGCAGGCACAGCGAGCGCCCGGCCACCCGCCCGTCCCGACCATGCCGGAGCCGCCGCAAGACGAGCAGCGCCCCGTGTAGAGCGCCTCGCGCTTCTTGGAGCGCGACTTCATGCGGGATCGCTTCATCGGAGCGGATCGCTTCATGGCTTCGGCGCGACCTCTCCGCGCTCGAGCCGCCCGATCAGCGCATCAAGCACCACACACTCAAAGGCGGGGCCACCAGCCGATGACCGAAATGTCATCGACCTTGCCATCTTCAGGACGGCCTTGACCCCAGGGAGGATGCCCGCAGCTCGCCCGCGCACACGCCGGATCAAGCCGTGGCGCTCGAGGGCGAGAACGTGATCGGACGCCGCGTTCGTGGAGCGACAGCCGATCGCCTTCATCAACTCGCGGACGGTCATCCCCATCCCGGTCCGGGCGTGGTGCCGCTCGACGATGTGGGCGATCTCGCGTTGACGTTCGGTCGGCCCCCTCACGGCATTCGCTCCGCCGGCTGGATGATGGGCGGGGGTTGATCGATCTCCTTCAGGAGCTTATCGACCGCCGCGCGCGCCACCTGGCCGATCCCGATCTTGGTCTGCATCGGCACCTCACCAGCGCCCGCCAGAGCGACGAGGGCCGCCGCCTCGAATGCCGCCGCCGCCGTGTAGAGGTAGCGCACCACGTTCTCCGGCCTGACCAACTTGTCGTCGGCAGGGAGCCCGGAGACGAGCACGTTCATGAGGAATCGAGCCCTGTTCAGCACCTCGTCCTCGACGATCTTGATCTCGATCTGCTTCTTGCTCACCAGCTCCACCACGGCGTCCTCCATTAAACTGCGTTTCCGAGCAGGTCCACACGACCATCGGCCTTGTGCGCTGCGATGATCCGAAGGCAGGCACGGCACGTCACCTGCCACTCGTCGCCCGTGTACGTCGGTCGGCGAGCAAGCGTTCCGCACAACGGCCGCCCGCCAGCCCGCACCGGGCGGTAGTGCGTCCGAGGTGGCCGGACCTTCTCGCCGATCACGGTGCCGTCACCCTCCCGGCGTAGTCGCCGATCCAGAGCGCATCCGCGTGATTGTCGTCCTCGATCGTGAGGAAGCTCCACCGCGCTCGAGCTGCCGCCAGCATCGCGTCCTTCTTCGCGTTGCCCTTCCCCGTCGCGTGCCGCTTCACCGTCGCCACCGGGATCCCCTCGTATGGGATCCCGTGCCGCTCGCACCACATCGTCACCGTGGCGAGGGCGCCACCATAGGCGTGAGCTGCGTCCGTCCCGGCGTGCGCCCGGACCTCCTCCACCGCGACCTTCTGCGGAAGCCTCGTGCGGAGGATCTCGTCCAGGCAGAGCCCCAGGCGGAGCCACTTCATGCCGGCGCCCTCGAACCGGCGCTGGCGATCGCTCTGAAGCGTCCAGACACCGGAGCCGATGTGCTGGCCGGTGTCGAACAGCGACCACCCGCAGCGGTTGCCGAGGTCGAGCGCGAGAACGATCACGGCCTCACCTGTCGGGATAGTGCACCCCGTCGCCCGGGACCGTGCCCTGGCCGCGCCAGCGGGCCGCCAGCCAACGATCGCCGCGAGAACAGGTGCACGGACAGCGGAACCGCACTTGCTTGCTCACGATGGCGTGAGATGCGTCCCCTGGCCGCTTCCAGTGCGTCCCCGTCTGCTCCACGGCAGAGAGCCACACCCACCCGATCCCGTTGCACGTCTCGCATGTCCCCTCCGCGGATTCCCCGCTCATCGGATGCACGATCAGTCCTCGTCGATCCAGATCACGATCTCGACAGCGGCGCCGTCGCGCGTGAAGTCCGCCCGCTCCCGCAGGTCATCCATCGTGACGCCCAGGCGCCCGGCCACGACGTTCAAGATTCCCGTCAACATGCCCTCGTCCGTGACCGAGCGCGAGACGCGACCGGCCGACGTGTCCTCCACGAACGACACCCGGAACGACGACACGGGACGATCTGCATCCCGCACCTCACGGTGGGCGCGATTGGCGATGCCCTCGAGCAGATCCCACGAGAGCCCGGGAACCCGCTCGAGCAGGATCGTTTGCAGCTCGTGACGCGCGGAGCCGTTGATCGGGAGGTCGACCACCTGCGCGTCGTGCCCGGCGTTGACCTCGAGCCACTCCGCCGCCTTCGACGCGCTCGCCTTCGGCCATCCCCATCGCCGCATGATCAGGCGTTGCAGGTCGAGCGGGCGCCCGGTCGCGTCCACGACCTCACCCACGCGCACGACCTCCGGCGCCTCACGCCTCCAAAGCTCGTCAATCTTCACGCTGCGTTCCTTCCGGCTGTGCCCGCCGTCGTCGCGTGGAACAGGGACAACCTGTGTCGCCCCTGCGTGACGCTCTGCTCCACCCCGAGATTGTACGCACACCACGGCCCGGAGTAGAGGGCGTGGATCCCGATGATCGCCACCTCGTCCAAGAGCGCGTCGAGATCCTTGTCGCTGTGTGGGAGCTTCGCCACTCGAGCTGCCTCCCGGTCAACCCTGAACGCCAGCCGGTAGGCGTGCCCAAGGTTGCGGCGCTGATCGTCCCCTGGAACGCGGCGCACCACCACGTCGAGCCGGTAGCCGCGCACCTCGAATGCGCGCGCCTCCGTCCCGCGCAGGCAACTCCGCGCCGCTTCCAGGGTGGCGACCTCGGGCGTCAGATTGCCGCCTCGCCCGACTCGCCGTTCGGCGGCGTCTTGACGCGCTTACCCGCCTTCTTCTTGGCGGGCTCAGCCTTCGCCTCCACGATCTCCGCCATGTCGACCTGCGCCGGAGCAGCCGTCATCCAGACGTCCGCTTCGATGTAGTGCGTCAGACGAGCGAGATCGTCCTTCTGGAAGCGACCCGAGAGACGGAGCGCCATCGTCGCCGTCCCGTTCTCGTCGATCTTGAGCTTCGGACGACCGCGACAGGTGGCCGCTGGCAGGTGGAACACAGGCTTGCCGCCCTCGGGCATCGCGTACAGGTCCACCGTCAGATCCGGCAGCTTCCCCCGCGCCGTCGAATCCTGCCCGGTCGCGCTCTCGTCCGAGCCGATGCGCTTGCAGACGTCGGCCGCGCCAGGCCACAGCACCTCGATCGCCTTGTCGAACGACGGATCGACGTCGCCTTCCCCGCCGATCTCGAGGTTCACTTCCACCTCGGAGACGTGGCGGACAGCGCCCTTCTTCCCGGTCGCCTCCGTCGTCGCACGCACCACCCTGAACGGCCGCATCCGGCCCTTGACCCTCTCGACCTTGAACGTCGTCACGATGCTTCCTTCCTCTCCTCACCGGAGAACTTGTCCACGTCAGCGCCCCACGATACCCACCCGGGTCGCGGCTGGCGTGCGAACAACTCGCACTTGGAGCCGGGGCACAGCGACTCCACCAGCGCATAGAACTCGTCCGGCTTCCTCGAGTGCTCCCGAAGCGGGGCGTCGAGCCGCGTCGACTGGCCGGAGAGGAGCACGGTGGGTGCCCCCTTCACAGCGAGGATCGCGTGTTCCGTCTGGCCGCGAAGCCAGTCGCCCATCCCGATCCGATCCTTCACCCAGGTCAACACGGTCTTATGCTCGAATCCCCACCGTCGCACGAGATTGAAGGCGTCGGGCAGGTGAGCGTTCGTCGTCCAGAGCCACAGGATCGAACCCGTCGCGTCCGCCATGTCCGGCACCGGAAGGCTGGCGATCTCGTCGTGCCCCATGTCGGGGTAGTCCACCTCACCCCGGCGGTCCTCCACCGCCCGGGTGTTCTTCTCGTAACGCCAGGGCGGATCGATCACGATCACGCGGAACGGTCCACGAGGTGGTGGCGTCGGCTCTGCGCGCAGCTTCGCCGCCGACTCGTCGCGCCGCATTTCACGCACGGCCCGATCGAGCTTCTTCTCCCCGCGGGCCACCGCGTCGTAGAGGTCTGTTCGCCCCGACTCTCGGAGCGCGCGCGCCTTCTGCACAGAGCCACGTCCGACCCGGAGAAGGTCCGCCGCCTCCGTCTGTGAAACTGCTCCCGGCCGAGCAGTTGCCGCAGGGCGTCCGGGGACGAGCTGCGCAAGGCGATCGGCCACGATCGCCCGCTCCGAGACGGAGAGGTGCCGGCGCGTCAGGTTCCGCGCCACGATGAACGCGGTCGGGTCGGCCAACTCGATCACGTTCGTCTCCGGCTCGATCCCAAGCTCGAGGCAGGCGCGCGCCCGGTTCCGCCCGTCGAGGATGACGCCGGAGCCGTCCACCGAGATCGGCTCAATGAGCCCGTCAGCCCGAATGCTGTCCACCAGGGCTATGAACGGAGGCCCCTCGAGCAGCGGGAATGCGTCAGCCGCCGGGTGCGTCTCGCGGTTGCCGATCTTCATCGGGTGCCCCCGAACAGATCGGGCGTCTCGGCCGCCGCGTAGGCGTCGGGCTCCCTCTCGCCCCACCGCGCCGCCTCCGACTCGGATTGCGGTTCTGCCGTCTCCTGATACGACAGGCAGCGTCCATCGTACTTCAGCACCGCCATGCCCTCCCGCGCATCGTCGTGTCGTGCCTTCCAGACGTACAGGAGAACATCGCTCGGTTCTAGCGGGATCTCTACACGGCGTCCCGCCGCATCCTTGAGCTTCACCTGTCCGGCCGCGTCTGCGCCCCCTGCATCCGTGACACGGTAGACCGTCACTCCATTGTGGGCCACCTGCTTGATGCTCGAGCTCCCCTTGAGGGCGTCTCCGGTCGGGATGGTCGCCAACTCGATCGCGCCCCGGGGATGGGCAATCAAGAAGATGTGGATCCCGAGCTGCACCGCGAGTTGCACGAGGTCCATGCAGACCCGATCGAGGTGCTCGCGCTCCTCCACGTCGGGGTGCCGGCTGATGAAGTGCAGGTGATCGATCTCGACGTACTTGCAGCCGAGCCGGCGAGCCGCGTAGGTCACGGCGTCGACCACCTCGGAGAAGCTAACACGCCCGTAGTGGTCGAAGACGTAGATCGGATCCTCGTTCAGCCTCCCGATCGCGCGCATCGCGTCCTCGCGGTCCTGCTCCGTCACGATGGACGAGATCGGGCGCCCGAAGATGCGCTGAAACACCTTCCGGGCCAGGGCGTCCGGCCCGTCCTCAAGCGAGGAGAGGAGCACCGGATAGCCACGCCGCGCCAGGAGCCCGAGCGCGAAGCTCGTCCACGTCGACTTCCCGTGCGACGTGTGCCCCGTGACGACGGTCAGCTCGCCGGGGCGCCAACCGCGAAGCAGCTTGTCTAGGCCGATCCACCCCGTCGGCTCCCCAAGCGACGCCGCACCCCGATCGATCAGGCCGGTCAGGTGATCCGAGTAAGCCCCTGGTTGCACCACGCGGGCCGTCTCGAGCGGGACCGCCGCATCCACCACGGCACGGATGCGCTCCGGGTCCACCTTGGCGCGCACGAGATCGTTAACGTCCTTCGGCCGCTTCCCTGTCGCGGCGGCCACTTCGGCGGAGAGGTCGGGAGGGACCGAGGCGATGCGGACCCGGTGCGTCCCGAGCGCCGTGGCAAGCCCGTCCACCGCCTCGTCTCCGGCCTCGTCGTCGTCGTACCAGAGCACAACATCGTCAGCGTCCGCGAGGATCTCCTTCCAGGCTTGCGGAACGTCGCCCTTCGCGCCGAGCGAGGTCGAAGCCGTCTCCGTGATGCCGGATTGCCAGAGCGAGATCGCATCAAGCTCACCCTCCACGAGCACCACGCGCCGCCGGTCCCTCACGCCGGCCGCGTTGAACAGGGCGCTCTCACCGCCCTTGGTGCGCTGGAAGCGCCGCTTCTCCTTGTCCTCCTCGAGATTCCGCATCTTCACGAGGAGCACAGTTTCCCCGTCGACGTAGGGGATCCCAACCGCGCGCTCCTTCCCGCCGCCCGTCTTGATGTACGCCACCCCAAGCCGGAAGTGCTGTATCGCCGCATCGTCAATCCCTCGCCCATGCAGATAGGCGAGCACCGCGGCCCCGTCATCGTCGCCCTCAGCGTAGATCCGCATCGCAGCTCGTTCGACGTCCACGAGCGCCACCCCGCAGGACTTGACCCGCGTCGGCATGAACCGCTTCCCTGGCATCGTGACCGCCGCCATCGCAGAGCGAACCACGGTACGGTCCCGAAGCCGGATGCCGAGCCGATCAGCGAGCTTCCAAATCGAGCCTGCCTCGCCACACCGCTTGCAATCCCACAGGCCGGAGCCGAGGTTGAGGTACAGGTGCTTCTGCTTCCCGCACGCCGGACAGTCACAGATCGCGTGCAGGCCGCTCGACTCTTTCACCCGCTTTCGCACCACCAGAGCGGAAGCGATCCGGTCAATCTCGTCCTGGGTTGGCTCTCGGTTCATGTCGCCGTCCTCCGTGCTGTCTCCGCCATCGCGCTGTTGAAGTCACGCACACAGTCCTGCACCCGCATCGCGCAGAACTTCGACTCGTGCTCGCCCTCGCCAGAGATCATTTTCTGGACGGCCACCGCAGCAGCGAGGTTCCCCGCCATCGCGTCGAGCCTGTAGTCGTCGAAGCGGGGAATCTTCACGCCGTCCACCACGGACACGGCCTCGGGCATGATCGGCCAACCGCGGCCCCACGGGTCGCCCACGAGGGGCATCTTCGGCGAGGCCACGATCCGCTTAATGTGCGCCACGTAGCCCGCCATCCAACGTTCGTCGAACACGCGGCGCTTCGCCTCCGACCACGCCCGCGGACGTTGCGCGGCCCGGTGCAGGCCGGCGAACCGCTCCACGAGGTCGTCCCGCAGCGCCCATTCGAGATCAGTTCGGCCGTGGTCGCGTGCCCACTCGTCGAGCCAAACCCCGTGTACGGCCGCCCTGCAATCGTCGACCCCGAACACCGCGATCGCCTCCACGATCGTCTTGATCCTCCGCCCCCCTGGCCGTGGAGCTGTCGACCTCCCGTGCGCCCTCCCCGCCTCGGCGTAGGCCGCCCACACCTCGAGCACCTCGGGCGACGCTTGCGGGACAGGTTGCGTATCCTTCACCCTCGCGCGCGCGCGTTGCTGATCAGCACGATCAGGATCGGGAGTGCGATCGGACGATCCAGATCGTTCAGAAGAAGATCGATCCGATCTCGTACTCCTGATCTGATCCTGATCTGAGGGCCGATCGGGCGACCTCGATTTCTCCGCGTCAGGACGCCGAAAAACACGCCTTTTCGGTGTAGGCGACGGTGGCACCGTTGCTACCGTCGACGGTAGCACGGTTGCTACCGTGGCACCGTTGCTACCGTCCAGGGTAGCACGGGTGCCACCGTCCGACGCTGGCTTGCTACCGTCAGGCTCGAGCGCGGCGTTCGGTGGGATCACCCGCCAGCGCTGGCGACCAGCGGGACCGATACGAGCCGTCCACCCTGCAACCTCGAGCACGCGGAGCCCACGGCGCACCGTGTCCACGGATCCCCCGATCGCCTCGGCCACCTTCGATAGCGGCACGTTCAGCTCGCCCGTGGTCCAGTTGGAGAAGCGCCGGATCGTGGCGTAGACGTAGACGGCGTTGGCGTCATGGAGATCGAGGACTTGATCGGGGATCTTCTGCCAGGCCACCGCATCACCAAAAGACCCCGAGCAGGTGTTGAGGGCACCTGCGCGGAGTAGCTCCACGGGTGAGCGAATCGGGTGGTAGGCCCTCAACCTCCCACCCGCAGAGCGACCCCGACCGAGGCCGGGTGACGATCGAGGGAGCGACCCGCCGACCGACGCGCGAGACGTACCGCGGGCCGATCGGATCCGTCAACGACTTCCTGCGCGGTCGCATCGTGACGCGAAACCAGACCCGCACCCGTCAAGGCGTGCGGATCTGCCTCGCGCCGAGCAGTTCAGGAGATCCGATCGAGGATCTCCCACGCGCGACCGGCGACACCGAAGCCGGAGAGAACATTCAGCTCCCGCCGCGCCTGGCGATCCTCGGGGTTCTGACCGCGGACGGGAACGAGGTGCGCGTCGTAGGCCGTGAACGCCTCGAGCAGCGTATACGCGGTGACGTCGCCCGCCGGGACGAACCGGCCGTCTCGGTGCTCCACCATGTCGATCACCGAATCGATCTTCGCCTGGGCCTGCGGAGTGATCTTGGCCTTGGGAGACTCGGGCACGAACACCTCCCCGATGATCGCGTTGACCTCCGCGCTCCCCATGACCCGCCGATCGAAGCGGCGCGTCTGCTCACCGAAGGACGCGAGACGCTCACCGCTGGCCTTGAGCCACACGGCCATCTTCGCGGAGAGCGTCTCTATCTGCTTGGTGTGCTTCATGCGGAACGGACTGGAGAGGCTCACCTTCCTGAGCATCAGCCCGTTCTCGCAGAGCGCCCGGAACGTGGCGATCTCCGCCGTGATCGCCGTCGAGCCGTCATGCGACCACTTCACGACGATCCGCGCCTTCTTGTCCGAGTCGTCCCGACGCACCCGCAGGAGCGACGAGAGGGCCGGAGGCAGGTCGAGCAGGAGCGAGCACACGCGCCCGCCGTCGAAGGCGCGCATCCGAGACGGCGCCGCCAGGCGGATGCCGCCGAGCGGCTTCATGATCTCGTCGAGCGTCGCGCCGACCTCGGTGTTCTGCACGATCCGGTAGTCGGGACCGACGCACCCGAGCTGCTTCCCGGTCTTGGCGTTCCGGGTGCCCCGCGTGTACCACGCCTCCCCGGAGTCGAGGGCGACGAGCGGGACGGCCTGCACGTCGAAGGCGAGCGCCCCGCCGCGAATCGCCTCCGCGTAGCTCTGCGCCCACGGCGTCGACAGCGTGGAGTTATGGAGCGCGACGAGCGCCGTCATCGCATCGTTGAGGTTCTCGGCGATCTCTTTGGTCTGCGTCAGCATGGCTTCTCCTGTGCGGTCCTGGCCGCTGGTTGATGCTGTCCGCACCCTGGCTTCTTCCTCCTCCGGGTCAGGCCACCACTTCACTCGCGGCCCACAGGACGCGCCCGACTCGTTCGGGTGGTGACAGGGTGCGGACACCCCGGAGTCGCGCCTTCTGGTTACCCCTCCCCTCCCGCCGCGGTGCGCGTCGCCGGGGTCCAAACGGGGTGACCTAGACCATGCCGTCGTCACCTCCCGCCTTCTCGTCGAACCCGATCGCACACCGATCCTCGTGGGTGCCGTCCTCGCGCTCACACACGCGGCACAGGATCTCCTTGCCGTCGAGTCCCCACACGCGACCGTTGTAGGAGACGTGCGCGACCTTCTTGCGGCCGTTGTACACGTCGCCGAACCCACGGCGCAGATCGGACGCACCCAGGCCGTTCATTTCGATCTCGCGCCGGGCGACTTCAGACGCTTCCGCCAGGGAGGCGACTTCCTGAAATAGCGAGTGAGCCGGAGCGAGTGTAGTAGGCGGTCAGCATCGTTCTCTCCTTCGCGGCGCTTGTCGCTTGTAGACTGTATCAGCAAAACTTCTGCCAGCCTGGATATAGTTTGCCGGTCGCGTCCTGACGCGGACCTCTCCGCGCACCACCCGTCACAGATCGACAAATAACGTCACTGTCGCATCACCATGCGGGACGCATTTTGTCACCCTGTATGGTTACACGGTGTTAGGTGCCGAACTCCGTGCTCTGCGTGCTCGATCGCCCATGAATAGTGACGTGAAACGTCACCAGGGCGTCTGCATGCCACATACAGATGCGAGCAATCACAGGCACAGATCGTGATACAGATAGCGACATGAGCGGCACATCACCGCGAAGGAGAAGCCCGATGAACGACACCATCTCGCCCGCTGACGTGCGCACTGCCCTCCTCGCCGCGATCCGGCTCAAGGAGCGCATCGTCGACGTGTCGGAACGCGCCCGCGTCGAGGGCATGATCTCGACGGCGCTCCGCTTCATGCCCGAGGGTGACCGCGGCCCCTGCCTGAACGCCGCCGTGTGCGCCGACGAGGCCTACGCGGCGGCCGTCGTCGCCCTCGCCATGCAGACCCGCGCCTAGCCCCGATCGTCCACCACAGCCCGTCACAGCTCGTCACACACAGGAGCCCCGCACCATGTCCCGCACCGTCCCCGCCTCTCCCCTCGCCGTCGCTCGCGTCCGTCGCGCCCGCGCCCTGGGCTTCAAGCTCGTCTTCATGCCAGCCGGCACCCTGGACGATGACAGCGGCGCCCCCATCCTCGCGGACGCGACGCGGCTCAAGGACGGCCGCTGCGAGGTGGTCCGCCTGTTCGCGGACGGCACCGCGAAGCGCATGTTCAACCTCCCCGTCGTCCCCGTCGAGTACGTCGGCCCCGAGTACGATGGGTGCAGCGAGGCCGCGATCGAGCGGCGCAACCACGATCGCACCGTGGCGACGTGGAGCCGGGAGGAGTACGACGACGCGATCGGGAGCAACGACCCGTGCCTGCTCTAGCAGGTACGGCACTGGCAGACGATCCGAGAAACCACCGCCAACAAGGAGATCCGACATGGCGTTCCAGACCACACCCGCACACGAAGCAATCTTCCAGGCCATCCGCGAGAAGGCCCGCAACGTCGTCATCGAAGCCGTGGCCGGGGCCGGTAAGACCACGACGATCGTCGAGGCCCTCCGCCTCGTGCCCACGTCCGAGCGATGCGTGTTCCTCGCGTTCAACGCGAGCATCGCGAAGGAGCTGGGCCGCCGCGTCCCCTCCCACGTCGAGGCCCGCACGCTGAACAGCCTCGGACACCGCGCGTGGGGGCGGCACGTCGAATCCACGCTCGGCCAGGGCCGGAACGCTGTGAAGGTCGACGGCGACAAGCTCATGTCGATCCTGCGCGCGGAGGAAGACAGGGGCACGCTGTCGACCGCCGAGAGCAAGTGCGGCATGGCCGCCCTCAAGCTCGCCCGGCTCGGCAAGTCGAACGGGATCGTGGTCGACAACACCCCGCGCCCTGGGCTCGTGGCCGACACACCCGACGAGTGGGTCCGCCTCGCGGACCACTTCGACGTCGAGCCCCCCGAGGACGTCCCGGGTTCGCTCGAGATCGCGATCTCTCTCGCCCGACGACTGCTCAAGGCAAGCACCGAAGACCTGCTCGTCATCGACTTCGATGATCAGCTCTACCTCCCGTTCGTCTACAACGCCGACTGTTTCCGGTACGACCGGGTGTTCGTCGACGAGACGCAAGACCTCTCGCCCCTGCAACACGATTTGCTCGCTCGCTCGCTCCGGGCCGGCGGGCAAGTCGTCGCGGTGGGCGATCCCTGCCAGGCGATCTACGGATTCCGCGGCGCCGACAGCCGCAGCATGGCGACGATGAAGGAGCGGTTCAACGCGATCACGCTCCCGCTCCACGTCTCCTACCGCTGTCCGCAAGCGGTGACCGCCCTCGCGCAAACCGTCGTGCCGCACATCCAGCCGCACGCGGACGCGCCCGCCGGGCTCGTCGAACAGAAGATCCATGACGCGGACAAGGCCGACCTCCGACCGGGGGACCTCGTGGTGAGCCGAACGAGCGCGCCCGTGGTCGCCCTCGCCTACCTGCTCCTCCGTCGTCGGGTTCCGGTCGAGGTGCTCGGCCGCGACGTGGGGAAGGGCCTGACCGCCCTGGTGAAGCGCCTCCGTGCGTCCACCGTGGCGGACCTGCTCGCCAAGCTCGACAGGTGGGAGAAGCGCGAGGTCGAGAAGGCCCGCGCACGCCACGCCGACGCCAAGGCCGCCGCGATCGAGGACAAGGCGGACACCCTCCGGGTGCTGTGCGACGACTCCGAGACGGTCGCCGACGTGCTCGACACGATCGAGCACCTGTTCAGCGGCGAGCGCAGCGAACATCGCGTCACGCTCGCCACCGTCCACAAGGCGAAGGGGCTCGAGGCCGAACGAGTCTGGATCCTGAACCGCCACCTCATGCCGCACCCAATGGCGAAGCAGGCGTGGCAGCAGGAGCAGGAACGGAACCTGCTCTACGTCGCTATCACGCGCGCCAAGTCCGAGCTGCGGTTCGCCACCTACGACGTCAAGGATCGGAGGCCCGCGTGAAGGTCTGTCGCGCGTGCGGCGGGGACCTGCGCGTGCTCGGCATGCTCGGGTCCCGCGCGCACTATAGGTGCCGCTCGTGCGGTCTGGATTCCAGCAACTTGCGCGAGTTGTGCCAGGCGCACGCGATCGAGGAACCGTGTCGGTGGTGCGAAGTCGGGGTCGAGCCCGATGAAGACCTGATCGACGATCCGCCGCCGCGAGATTGGGGTGACCTGTAGATCAGCACTCGGCGCCGAGATCAGGGCTCGACGCGCGGCCGGTGCGCGTCTACGGTGCATGGCAGAGCGGCGAGAGCTGCGAAGGAGAACGACGGATGATCGGTATGGGCAAGCGTCGCTCTCTCCTCCGTGTGCTCACCAACAGCGAACGCAGCGCCTTCGCCTGCCCTCGGCTCTGGTGGTTCGGCTACCACGAGGGGCTCACCCAACAGGTGACGCCGGCCCCCCTGCGCCACGGCTCCTTGATCCACAACGGGATCGCCGCGTGGGCTCGAGCTGCGTGCCGGCTCACGCTCGCCGAGATCGAAGCGGCCGTGATCGAACCGTGGATCGAGAAGCGGCGTGCGTGGGCGGACGAGCAGGAGAGCGATACCGTCGAGGCAGCGTTCGCCGAAGACATCGAGTTCGCCGATTTGGCCCGTGGCATCCTCCGCGGCTACCTGACCGAGCACGCCAGCGACGCCGAGGCGTGGGAGTACGTCGCCGTGGAAGCCCAGGTGGCCCGGTGGCTCGAGCACCCTGTCACCGGAGGGCAGATCGAGGACCGCCCCCGCATCGGCGGTGCTCGCCGCCGTCGGCGGTGGGCTTACGGGGGAAGCGTCGATCGCGTCGGCAGGCGCCGCAGCGACGGGACGTGGTGGCTCTTTGAGACCAAGACCGCGAAGATCGCGTCGACCGGCTTCGACTCGTACCTGCGCAAGCTCCACTTCGATCCGCAGATCCGTGGCTACGGGTGGGCGCTGCAACAGCCGATCGTGGAGCACGTCCATCCGGCGCTCGCCCACCCGATCAAGATCGAGGGCGTGATCTACGACGTGGTGCGGAAGTCCGTCCCGAGAAAGCCCGAGGTGCTCAAGAGCGGCAAGGGGCTCTCTCGCGCCGCCTGTGACACTACCAGGGCGATCTACCTGTCCACGCTCCTCGAGCACGGCTTCAACCCGGACGACTACGCCGACCAGCTCGAGGCCCTCGAACACGCTCGCTTCTTCCACCGCGAGAGCTACACGTTCACCGACCGCGAGATCGACGACTTCGGCCGGGACGCGGCTTGGTCCGCCCTCGACGTGATTCGCGCCGAGGCCGCGACGTACCACCCGCGACAGGTGCAGGTCTGCCGAGGTGGAGCCGGGTTCGGGTGCCCGGGAGGATTCGAGAGCGTGTGCCTGGAAGACGGCCCGATGGCGCGCGCGAGCTACCGCACGATGACGATCCGGCACCCCGAGTTGACGGGCGATCTCGCCGAGCCGTGGATGGGGCCGCAGCGCGGCCAGGAAGCATCCAAGCCCATCGGCAGGCCGGACGACTTCCAGAGCAACGCCGAGCAGGCGGCAAACACGCCTGACCTGTTCGGACCGCCGGAGGAGTGACGATGGCGACCAAGAAGGCAGAGAAGGCGGCGGAGCCGGCAGACGTGAAGCAGGAGAGCGCGGACCCGTGGGCGGACGTGAAGCCCGCGTCCGAGTTCGGCGTCTACGATCGGATCAAGGTGTTGCTCTACGGGCCGTCCGGTGCCGGCAAGAGCAGGTGCGCTGCGCTGTTCAAGCGCCCGCTGATCGGGCTCACGGAGCAACAGGCGATCCCGACCATCCGCAGGGCCAATCCCAACGCCCTGATCAAGCAGATCCACACCGCGAGGGACCTGACGGACTTCAAGGCGCTCGCCCGCCATCCCCGCACCGTGAAGGAGTGCGACGCCGTGGTACTCGATTCGCTCACAGACGCGCAGCGAATCATTCGCTCCTACTACACGGGCCGCCAAAGCGAGAAGGCCGGCCGAGAGAAGACCTCGCAAGAGTCGTGGGGTCTGGTGATCGACGCGACCGCGCGCTACGCCCGCGAGCTGCGCGATCTCCCGATGCACGTCTGTGTGATCACCCTGGACGATGAAGCAACCGTCGAGGGCACCGGCATCGTGCATCGCCCTGGCGTGAGCGGGAAGCGTCTCCCGAACGACCTCGCGCAGTACTTCAACGCGGTCGGCTACGTCCACGTCGCCGAACAGGAAGGCGGGCTTCGCCACCAAGTCCTGTTCCGCGGCAACGACCGCTATCGCGTGAAGGGGATCGAGGGGCTCGAGGATCTCGAGCCGCCGGAACCCCTCGCGTGGATCGCACGCACGTCCGGCGGAGACGTTCCCGCCGACGTGCGTACCCGTATCGAGCGGTGGACGGCCCTCGGGACGTCTGCCGACGATGACAGCGGCTCCGAGACTGGCGCCGCTGCCGACGACTGAACGCAGCACAAGGAGAGGACATGGCGAAGATCAACCCCAAGCAGCACACCGAGACGTACAAGGAGCAGAAGGCGTTCGACCGCACCGTCCCCGTGAGCGGCACGTTCGACGTGGTGGGCGTGAAGATGCAATGGCAGAAGGTCGGCCAGAAGGGGACCGAGCGCCTCCGCATCGTGACGCACGTCCTCCGCGTCGTGGAGGCCGCCGACGAGGAAGGCGCCCGCAAGATGGTCGGCGGGAGCTTCGGCCGCGATGTGTGGTGGAACCTCTACAAGGACGACGGAGAGACGCTCTCGTTCAACGGGGTGCAACTCGTGAACGCCGCGATCGCCTGCGGGTGCTCTGAGGAGTTTGACCCCGATGATCGGGACGAGCTGGTGAAGATCCTCACCGGCACGCCCTACCGCATCAAGATCGACGTCAAGAAGGGCGGCTCCGACGAGCGGCCGTTCTACAACGTCGACGTGATCGAGGTGAAGCACCTCTCGGCGGACGCGCGGAAGCGGTACACCTCCGCGCCCGACTGGAACAAGACCGTTCCGAAGCTCGAGGACCGGCTCCTCGATGACGCCGACTACTCCAAGCCGAAGGACGGCGGCAACGGCAAGTCTGACAGCAAGCCCAAGGACAAGTCCGACGCGGGATTCATCGACGACGACCTCCCTTTTGACGGTGCGATCGCCGCCTAGAGCGCCTGCAAGGGTGCGGCGATCGCCAGGAGAGGCCACGAAACCAGACCCGTTCTGATCTCGCGCTCGAGGCGCCCCCTCCTCGAGCAACAGCCGCGACGAGCGCCCGCGGTCGGTGGCGCTCCCTCTCTCTCCGAGGCCAGCATGAACGAGATCCTCGACGCTGCCACCAAAGCGATCGCGTCCTCCCAGGAGCACACGCGCGCGCTCTACAACCTCGTGGGCGCGAAGTGGCCCATGAACCAAGTGCCGGAGGAAATCGCCAGGGCCGCGGCGTCTCTCATGCGTTCCGCCTCCGAGACGGAGGCGCGCATCGTGGACCTCTCCGAGAAGGTCCGGCTCGAGCTGCGGTCACCGTCCGAGGTGGCCGCGGAAAACGAGGCCGCCGATCTCGCTGAACGCTCCTCGCATCGCCCCGTGAGCCGCTAACGTGGCCGTCAGGCGCACGCGAGGAACAGCCGTCGTCGACCGTCTCCGAGTCGAGGCGAGAACCCAGGAGATTCTTGTGGGCGAGCCGTTGCCGGGGCTCGGCCACAGGATCCCGGCCCGCCTCGTGATCGAGGGCGTCCGCGATCTGACGATTCACCAGAACGTGGATCCGCTCGACGTGAGCGTCAACGACAGCCGCGGAGCCCGAGAGTACCTCATGCCGCGCGCCGTTGACGTGCGCGTCGAAGCCGAGGCGATGCAGCTCCGGGTGGAGTACGCACCCACGATCGCCGAGCTGGACTTCGGGTTCAGTTACGAGGCCGCCAATAAGCCGCGCACGGAGTAGAGTCGGTGGGATGATCCCCACGCTCAACTTCTTCTGCTACCGTGCCAAGCTGATCGCCGTGGTCGATGGCGACACCGCCGACCTTCTCGTTGACCTCGGCTTCCACGTCACTGTCTCATTGCGGTTCCGCCTGTTCGGGGTCGACGCGCCCGAGAAGCGCGGAGCTGCGTCCGTCGCCGGCAAGGCCGCGCAGGACGCGCTCGAGGCACTCCTGCGGGGCGCGAACGAGATCGTGGTCGAGACGATGAAGGACAAGACCGAGAAGTACGGGCGGTTTCTCGCCAGGATCTACGTCCGTCCCGTGGCCGGGGCGCCGTGGATCGACGTCAACGCGGTCATGATCGAGCAGGGCCACGCGACCGCCTATGAGGGGGGCGCCCGGTGAACCTGTCCCCACACTTCACCCTCCGCGAGCTGTCGCGTTCGGAAACCGCTCTGCGGCGAGGGATCGACAACACGCCGAGCCAAGGCGTGATCGAGAACCTTCGGGCGCTGTGCGTCGCCGTGCTCGAGCCGCTCCGTGAGCACTTCAGCGTGGTTCGAATCTCGTCCGGCTACCGCTCGCCCGAGCTGAACCGGCTCGCCGGAGGGAGCGTCTCGAGCCAACACGTCCGCGGAGAAGCCGCCGACCTCGAGATCGACGGGGTGGACAACCTCACCGCAGCCAGGTGGATCGCTGCGAGCCTGCTCCCGTTCGACCAACTGATCCTCGAGTTCTACGTGCCGGGCGATCCGACGAGCGGATGGATCCACCTCTCGCACAAGGCGACCGGCAACAGGCGACAGGTGCTCACCGCGAGCCGTAGCGGTGGAGCCGTGCACTACTCGCCCGGCCTCCCGTAACGCCGAAGCCGCCCGGGGCGCACCCGAGCGGCTCTCACTTCTTCACCTGGCATGGCCCGCCTCCCTGCACGATAGACGCGAACACAGGGACGTGCTGACAACTGCTCGGTCCCGAGCAGATCAGATCGTGGCGACCGCCCACCCGCGCAAGAGCAGCGTGCGGAGCTGCGGCGCGTTGTCGGCGATGACGTCGTTGGCGTTCACGGTGGAGCCCGTGATCTTGCTGCGCGCCTGGAAGTTGTAGGTGGCGAGGTTCAGGAGTTGCGTCCGCACGTCCGCGGGACGCTGACGACGGCGGTTGTTCACGACGGCCACGGAGCACCTCCTATCGAGCGGAGATCCACTTCTCCGCCGACCTTCGACCATCTTCCCACCGCGCACGGACCTCGTTCAAGTCCAGGCCGAACTTGAGCCCGTCGCTCTTGGTTTCGATGCGGATCACCTCGGAGCCCTGCTTCCTGCTCGGGTGCGAGAGGTTCGCCGCGTCCATGCGGAGATCGAACAGGGCCGCCGCGTAGTCGTCCACCCCGCGCACCGGGACCGGCTCTGCGTCGTCCTGATCGGCGAAGCGGATCCCGACCGTCGGGGACGGATAGTCGTCGAACAGGCCGTGCGGGAAGTTGTCGGTGGTGCCGCCGTCGACGTAGAGGCGAGCGTTGTTCGGCTCGAGGCGCGCAGCTCGGAAGAAGATCGGGATCGCCATCGTGCACCTGGCCGCGTCCTTCACGAGAACGTCCGGGTGGGAATCGCGCCCGACTGAGACGGCCCGCCTCGTCCACAGGTCGCAGACGACGACGCGGCACGGGAGCACGAGATCCTTCATGCGCCGATCGCCGAACGTCTCGCCGAGGAGCTTGTAGATCGCGTCCCCTTTGTAGATCCCCCATCGGTCAAGGGGCCACCACGACTTGTCGAGGAGATCGCGGCGCGTGAGCATCTTCTCGCACAGCGCCTTGATCTCGCTGACGCCCATCCCGACCGCCACAGCGAGCGCGAGAATTCCGCCGCCTGACGCCCCGCCGACCGCGACAGGGCGAAGCCAGTCGGAGAGCGCCTCCCATGCGCCACCGTGGCACGGGATTCTGGTTCCGCTCCCCGACCACACCAGGCAGGAGTCTCGCTTCATCGATCGCCCTCGTCAGCTCAGGATCAGGATCGCCGCCGTGACCGTGGCCGGCGAGACTTCCGCCGCCGGGAGCGCGAGGACCACGGCGCGAACGGCGTCCGCCGTCGGAGCTGCCTCCACATCGTCGCGGAAGTCCGCGTAGGCCGCGAGAACGGTCTGGACCCAATCCAGGGCCGGCTGGATGTACGCCTTGCGGTCGTTCTTCCCGTTCGCCACCGCATCCGCGTAGAGCGCGAGCAGGGACGATTGCGCTGCGACCGAGTACGACGCTGCGATGTGCCTGGACACATCGTCCTTCGCAGCCGTCAACGCGGCCTCTCGAGCGAGAACCACGTCCGACGACTTGGCGGCTTGGCATGCCGCACACAGGTAGCCCGTCACGCCGTCCTTGTCGGACGTGCCGAGCGTCGCCGCCCATCCGGGTTGTGCTGAACGCCCGGCGTGCCCGGGATCTTCACAGACGATGTTGAACGTGGGCATGAAGATCTCCTAGTCGAGAAGTTGAACGACATTCCCAACGGAGCCTGCCACACCAGCACCGCCTCCGTTGGCGCCGCTCCCTGCGGTCCCCCCCGTGGCGGTGGCCGACCCGCTCCCCGTGATCGAACGCGAGACGAGAAGGATGAACCCGCCACCGCCTCCACCACCACCACCCACCGCGTTGGTCAGGTGGACGCCAGGGTTCCCGTTCCCGCCGTTGGCCGAGATCACGCCGTTGTTGACGATGGTCTTGGCGAGGATCATCACGACGCCACCGCCGCCACCGCCGCCGCCACCCGCGGATCCTCCGCTGCCAGCCCCGCCACCTCCGCCACCTCCGCCGAACCACCGTCCATTGGAGCCGGCGGTCGGAGCCAATGGGAACAGAAACGGGAGGGCTCGAGCTGCGCCGACAGTCGACGTGCCCCCCAACGCCCCCGTCCCGCCCGCGCTGCCGGTGGCTCCGCCGTTCCCGCCGGAGCCGCCCATCGGAGGTTGCGTGGCCGTGTTATAGGCGGTCGCATTGCCTCCCGCGCCCGATCCGCCGTTAGCACCGGCCAGAGCACCGCCGAGCGAGCGCGACGTTGACGTGAGCGCAGCTCCGCCGGCATTGAGCCCCGTCGCGTTGTTTCCGTTCCTGGCGATCGTTCCGTTGTTCGTCAGCGTGCCCTTGACGAAAATGCGGAATCCGTTCGGGTTGAGGGTCGCGCCCACGTCGACCGTGAGGTTGTCATAGAGCATGTCCCTGGTGAGCGTGGTGTTCACCGAGATCGTGACGTTGCCGTCCGAGCCGTCTCCGAACCATGCGTCGTCACCGAGCAGGAGCGGATCGGGGACCCAGGCCGAGCCGTCCCACCGAAGCCCGTCGTTGGTGGCGGCCCCCTCCTGGGCGATCTGTTTGAGCCTAGGGTTTGTCATCTAGGCCGCCGTCGCCAGGTTGAGGATCGTTCCCGCCACGCCGGCACCACCCGCAACGCCAGTGCCGACGCCCGCACCACCCGCGCCGCCTGCGGCCTCGAGCGTGCCGCTGTTGGTGAAGGTCCGGCGGATCAGGAAGATCACCCCGCCGCCTCCTCCACCGCCTCCGCCGACGTTGCCGGCCACCTGCGTCCTGCCGTTACCCCCGTTGGCGCGCATGATGCCGCCAGACTCGATCACGACAGAGCGGGCCGCAACATAGAGCGAGCCACCTCCGCCCCCACCGCCGCCGCCCTGGTTCGCGCCGTCGCCACCACCACCGCCGCCACCACCACCGCCTGAAAGAGCCTGGAAGTTGTCGTCGCCTGACAGCGCGCCGTGGAACGCCGCGAGCCCGTAGCGGAACGCGCCTCGCCCGGCGGTCGGAGCGACGATGTTCCCGACGCCACCACCGGCCCCGGTGCCGCCAGCGCCACCGGCGCCGCCCGTGCCACCGAGCCCTGTGTTCGTCCCAGCGGCCGTGTTCCCGGCCCCCGTGTTGCCGTTGGCACCGTTGACCCCGGGGCTCAAGCTGGATTGAGCGGAGCCGCCGGTCGCCCCGAGGTTGCTCGTCGCGCTCGTGCCGTCGTTGTGCAGCACGCCGCCGCTCTGGATTGTGAGGGCGCCCTTCACCTGCACACGGAACCCGGCCGTGCGAAGCGTGCCGCCGCTTGCGATCGTGAGCGAGTTATAGCGCATGTCCCGCGTGAGCGTGACCGACGTCGAGATCGTGACGTCGCCGTCCTCGCCAGTGCCGAACCAAACGGTGTCGCCCGCCGGCAGAAACACAGGCCCCCACGTCGAGCCGCCCCACTCGATCACGTCGCCGACAGAGGCGCCCGATTGCGCGAGCTGCTTCGGGCGGATCATGTGATCACCCACGAGCGCACGGAGCCCGTGCCTGTTGCGGCCGACCCGGCAACGCCAGTGCCGCCACCGCTCGCCCCTGGCGTTCCGTTGCTCACGTCGGTTGAGCCCGAGCCGGAGAGCGAGCGATAGCCGAGAATGATCCCGCCACCGCCGCCGGCTCCACCGCCGCCGCTGTTGAGGGCCTGTCCCGGCTCTCCGTTGCCACCCTTGGCGGAGATCGTCCCGTTGTTGACGATGGTCTTGGCGAGGATCATCACGACGCCACCGCCGCCACCGCCGCCGCCACCGATGACGCCACCACCTCCACCCCCACCCGTGCCCCCCGAAACCATCACGGTCGCTTCAACGACGTGTCCCGCCATCGGCGTTGCAAGCCCGAGAAGCCCGCTGCCGTTGCTGCCGCCCGTGCCGCCCGCTCCGCCGGTCCCTGCCCCGCCATTCCCGCCTCGAGCACCGAGCGAGCCTGCGTCACTCGTTGTGCTTCTGGTGGCCGATCCCGCTCCGGCACCGGCCACGCCACCGTTGCCTCCGCCGCTTCCACCTTGGAGGTTGTTGGTGTTCGTCCCGTTCCCGCCGGCCCCGGCACTCGCGTTACTGCCGTCGCATCGAATGGCGCCGCCGACGTCAATCGTCAGCGTCCCCTTCACGTAGATGCGGAACCCGTTGGTGTTGAGCGTCCCCGTCGCGTCGACCGTGAGGTCATCGTAGAACATGTCCCGGGTGAGGTTGACGGTCCCGAGGATGGCCTGGTTCCCATCGGACCCGTCCCCGAACCACCCTGTCCCGACCGTGGCGAACCCCGTCGGCTTATTCGCCGCCGCCCAGGTAGAGCCCGACCAGCGCACGGCCTGTTCAGCCGCGGCTCCGTCCTGTGCGAGCTGCTTTAGCGCGACCATCGGGCTCCTCGATCAGACCTCGTAGACGAGATCGATCCGGTCGGTGGCGGCAAGCTGGTAGCCGGAAACGCTCCCATTCCAGTGCAGCGTGTCGCCCGCGACGATGGCTGAGATCGCCCGTGCCGTGACACCCCCGTCGCCGGAGAAGTAGCAATCGACGGACACCTTGGTTCCATCGCCGACGTGGACCGAGACGCCGTTCACGAGCACCGCGACATGCCCATCGAGTGCAGGCGTCGAGGCCACCGTGGTCGCGGTCGCCTGATCGTTGTCTGTCGTGGTCGTGCTCGCCGTCATGTTCTTGTTGGACGACGTGGGGGCCGGTGAGTCGTGGACGTGATCCGCGCGCGCGAGGCTCGAGGACGAGCCCTGCGCGTTCGCCGTCCCGACCGCGACAGGTGTTGCCGTCGCCGCCTGGATCTGCGCGTCAGAGCGGAGCAGAGTCGACGCCGCGCCCTGTGCCGCAGCGGTCGCCTCGGACTTGATCGTGGTCGACGGAGCGGCCGTGGCCGCCTGAATCTGCGCATCGCTGCGCAGCGCCGTTGCCGCCACGCCCTCGGCCGCCGCTGTCGCCTCCGACTTCACCGTTGTCGTCGGCGCCGCGAACGAGGTCGTCGCCGGGCTCGAGAACTGCGAGAACGTGAGCAAGGTCGTGTCGACCGTGATCGGATCGGCCGTCGTGAGCACCCACCCGGTTTGCGCCAGGGTGGAGCCCGCGAGAACGATGCAGAACATTCCGGCCGTGACCTCGCCGTCGGGCGAGTCGTCCGCGTCAGTTGCGCGCGTGAGCACGTAGGGGTTGGAGCCGTCACCCGTCGCCGTGACGACGTAGATCCCGTTGTCGCTGGCCGGCGTCTCGTTCTTCACGAGAACGCGATCGCCGACCGCGACCGCTACCCCGTCGACGGAGAGCGCACCGTTCGCGTCGCCCGTCAGGGTCTTGCCCGCGCCGGAGCCCGCCGCGGTGTTCGCAGGGAGCGCCGCCGCCGTGGCGAGGCGGACAGACGCCTTCACGTCGAGGCCAGCGGCCACGGCGTCGACGTAGCCCTTGGTCGAGGCGTCCGCCGCCGCAGTCGGCGTCCCGAGAGAGGTCAGCTTGAAGCCGCCCATGCTCTGATCGGCCGTGAACGCGCGCGAACCGTCCGCCGCGATGATCTCGGTCGTCGTCTTGGCCTTGGTGACGGTGTTGTCGCGAAGCTGCTTGCCGCTGATCTGTGCCACGGTGCTCTCCTATGGGTGCGTCAGGATTCGTAGACCGCGATCAGCTCGTCCCCGGCCTCAAGGTCAACGGCTGTGCCGCTCCCCGCGAGCCAGGTGATCGTGGTCCCTGAAATGGAGTAGTCCGCCCCCGCTCCCTGGCGCTGAAGCACGCCGTTCAGGAACAGCTCGAGCGCGGCGTTGGTCGTGGGCGAGAAGTTGAGCGTGTCGGCTAAGGCCGTGTCGACGCCGGAGACGTTCTGTGCCGCGATCGTCTCCTGCCGGGCGGTGCCGCCGCCACCGCCTCCACCTGCGAGCAGGTCGTGAACCGTGCCGCCGTCGTCTCGGTAGTAGAGCTTCCCGTCGTCCCTGGCGTAGATGAACCCGATCTGATCGTTCACGTCCGGGTCTGCCGGAAGCTCCTCGAGCCCCAGATAGCCGTTGACGATCTTCGACCCGATCCGCTCCGTCATGCCCCGTACCAAAGCACGGAGGGATTCTGGCGTCTACTCGTTCAGCAGATGAACGCCGTGCAAGTAGCTGTAGTCGTTGTTGCCGGGATCGAGTGCGTTCCCATCCGCCACCGTGAGCGTCTTAGGTGCCGCCGATCCGAAGTTGCGGAGGTCCACGCTCACCCTGTCCCCCACCACGAGGCGCGTCTCCACCGCCGCCCTGAATCCGCAGATGGCGCCGGCCTGCACGAAGTCTAGCGGCCTGAACCTGAACGAGTCTATGATCGTCCCGCCCGTCCGCTGCCCCGTCGCCAGGCTGTAGGTCGCGTTCTTCACGAACTCGATCGCCGCGAAGTCGGTCGCTGCGAATCCGATCTGCGTGAACCACACCTTAGTAGCGAACCGCCAGATCCCGGGATCGGCGATTTGCGCGTACCCACCGTTGACGGTCGGGACCACCTGCAACGGGAAGATGCGCCCCACGTCGTAGGGATCGGGCGTGGCGAGCACGACGCGCCCCGCCAGGTCGATGAATGGAACATTCGACGCGATGGCACCGCCCCCGGGGATAGGGAGCCTGAACAACGGCCAGGCCGGACGAGTACCGAGATCGACGACGCCGGTCTTTCCCTTGCGGGACGCACGGAAGAACCCCACGTCGTCCACGACGATCGGATTGAAGCCGCCGCCGACCTGCCGGCCGCGCACCACGAGCCGGGCGAACCTGCCCGTCCCAGCGGCGGGAGGGACACACCCCTCCGCCCTAGAACGGAACCACGTCCCAACCGCAGCGGAGACGACCGGAAAGTTGTCCGAGTTGATCCCGCCGTTCACGGGGCCACCCGGGTAGAGTACTTGCGTGGAGATCAGCGCTTTGTTCACGTCGAACCACTCGATGTCGACCTGAACGAGATCGTCGCCCGCCGTCCGCTGCCATGAGACTTCAATGCTGTAGGGCGTGTCCACCGCTCCCGTGATCGGGATGAAGTCAGAGCGAAGTTGTGCCGTCGTCGACAGGAACCGGATCGCCTTCCCGCCGGACAGGTTGGTCGCCACGTCGACGTTAGCGTCCGTCGTCCACACGCCCGCGCCCATGCTCCACCCGTCAGGCGGGTTCCGCAGGCCGGCCGAGAACGAGGCGAAGTCGCTGTTGCGCACCTGCACGAACTTGCCGCCCGTCAGGTACGACGAGCGATCGAGGATGTTCCGGTACACCTGAAGGAGCGAGCCCGTTACCTCGTCGGTGAGGGCCGCCGTCGGGTCGAGCACGCCAGGGTTCCCGTTCCCGGGCCGGGCCTCGAGACGGAGCCACCGCTTGAAGCCGACGGACGGCTTCCCGCGGAGCTGCACCGAGGTCGTCGCCTGCTCCCCCCATGAGTGCGTCACCTGTCGCACGGCAAGCGTCTGCGCCGCCGTGAACAGGTCGCGGATCGGGCGGAAGCGCAGCATGTCGTTCAGCTCGGTTTCCCAGGCGAGCGGGAGCGAGATCGACTTCTGGATCCCGGGGTCCTCGAGATCGCGGAGCGAGCCGAACGCCATGTCGAACGCCTCGCCCACCGTGTCGACCTGTGTGGCGGCCTGCTCCGTCACCTCCATGAACTGTCGCTTGCCCGTCACCGCAAGCGCGGTGTCGCTCTGCACCTCGACGTAGGCGACCATCCGATTCCCGTCGCCGTCGATCGAGTACCACCCGGACGACACCGTGTAGCCGGCGCCCGGAGAGGGAGGGACAGGGAGCGTCGTCTCGGACGACGGGTAGATCACCCGTACGTTGGTGCGTCGGCCGAACGTGGACCTCTTGAGGTTCCGCACGTCGAGAATGTCGTCAGGGTCGATCACCGCGTCGGCGTGGATGCGCGCGCGGTCCGGCTCGTAGAGCGTCAGCCTCCACGCCCGTTGCGCTGGATCGGGGTCGTAGCGGTAGCGGCACTCCCAACCGATCTGTGCGGCCAGGGAGCGCAGCGCGGAGAGCACCGGCTCTCGCCGTTGCCTCCACCCGAGTACCGCCCACCCCGGAGACGTAGGCGTGAACAGCACGATCGGGACGTAGGAACCCGTGCGAAGCGTGAGCCCGACGACGGAGTTGTTCCCGGCGTCGTTGTCGTTGTCGTTGAGGAGAAACTGCATTTCCCCTTCGACGGCGAACGGCGTCACCGGGTCGGAGTAGGCGACCTCCTGCTCGATGTAGGTGTCGATCAGGCGCCCACCGAGATCGCGCGCGTCGACAACGATCGCCTCTCCGCCATCGTCGATCTCGTCGATCTCACCCGAGAACACCGAACCGAGCGCCAGCTCGTCAGGGGTTGCGCTGACCCCGAGCGGGACACGGGCGCTGAACACCTCGAGCGGTGCCGTCTCCCGCAAGAGGGAGAGGATGAAGCTCGAGGGCACTTCGACGTTGGCGAGGTTGAGCTTCGACTGTGTGACGAGGCCGGCGAGGGAGAGGGCCTCCTGTTCACGAAGCAGCGTCACCTTGGCGTTCATCGTCGCCTGATCGATCTCGTCCGAGACGTCCACCGCGTCCACGAAGTCCACGCCGTCCAGATCGGTCAGGTTGCGCGTGGCGCCGTTCACATCCGTCGTCACCACCGCCAGGTCATGCCGCGTGAAGAACGCGGACCTCCTGAACCGCCGTGCGTCCTCCTCGATCTCGAATGCGGAGAGCGCCTCCGCGTAGACGTTCACGCCCGCGAGATCGATTGGTCCTTGTGCGTTCGTCGCCGCCCCACCGGCCGCCAGCTCGGCCCCCATCCTCCACACGCCCGTCTCTCCGTTGCTCGCGTTCACGAGCCCCGGGAGGGTCGATACCAGGGCACCGTTCACGAACAGGTCGGCCGTGACGGAGCCGCCAGGGCCGGGGCCGGTGACGTCCCTGAATCTGACGTGCGCGAGCGTCCACACGAACGGCTCGAGGGTGAACCCCGGGAAGTCGTTGGAGCCGACGTTCACGCCGACCGAGTGTTCCCAAAACACGCGGAGCAGGCCGGCAGAGGAGAGCCGTAACGCGCGCACGAAGTTGGTCGCCGCCGAGGCATCATTCTGCGGGCCGGAGTAGGACCAGATCGCCGTGCTGACGCCGGGGAGCGTCCGGCTGTTCCGCCGGATGATGCACGCCACCGTGCATTCCTCGAGCAGCGTGTTGCGAAGCTCCTCGTCTGACGCTGCCTCCACCAGTGAATCCAGGCGCGCGGACGTGAACCGGCGCGCGCGTGGAGTCGCGGCCTGAATCACGACAGGGGCACCGTCCGCCAGCGCCGGAACGGACATCGCTCCGCGAACCGTGTCGAAGGCTGTCCCGGCCGTCGGACCCGAGAGACTTGCCTCGTCGAGCGCGTAGGAGCGCACCGAGGACGGGCGAAGCCTCGGATAGCAAGCACGGCCGGAGTCGGGGAGCCTCACGAGGGAGCCTTCACGCCGGAGTGATCGCCAGGATCGAGCCGGTCGCCAGGAGCCCGACGCCGCCGTGCACCGAGGTCGCGCGCAACTCGTTCGACACGCCCGGAGCGGCTCCGTCCGCCAGCGTGACGCGCACGACCGCGCCCCGCGTCACGGGATCGAGCGTCGCCGAGTAGGCGATCCCCGTCGTCAGGTTCTCGAGGATGACGCGCGAGAAGTCCGGCCCGTCCGTCACCAGCACGGACACGTCGACCTGTTGCCCGGGAATAGCCGCATCCGTGTCCACATCCACGGACGCGGGCAACCCGACGAACGTCAGGGTCGGCACCGGGACAGCCGGGGGAGGAACGGGCGGAATCGCGCGCGGTGCCAGCGTCGCCTTCTTGGCCTTGAGGCGCACCCTCACCTCCTCGGAAGCGACTTTATTCTCGTAGGCAGCCCCCACGACGGCAACGATCCCGTCAATGAAGGCTTCCTCGATCGAGGCGACATCCACCGGAACGCCGACGACGTTCATCGTCGTGAGGTAGGGGAGCAGCACATCATCGGAGCATTCGATCTCGAGAACCTTCTTCGCCATCGCTCACCTCACCACGCCGCGCCGGCCAGCGTTCCAGATCGCGTTCACCTGCCGAGCCGAGAGCACGCCTGCGTAGAGTGCCACGGTTGCGATCTCGCCAGTCCACGGATTCACGATCCCGTTGGACACCCCGATCGCCGACTCTGCCGCGTGTGCCTCCGCAGTAAACTCCGACGATGCGAACGCCGCTGCCGCCGTCTGGTAGAACCCGACAGGAACAGCCGCAAGCCCGGCATCGTCGAGGAACACACCGAGCCGGTCGCCCACCACGTCCGCGAACCCTCCGATCAGGTGCATCCGCCCGAAGTCGGTCAGAGCTGCGCCGGCCGCGAGCGTCTGAAGCGCGTCTGTCGACGCCCCTCGAGCGCGGACCTGCACATTCACGCCGGCAGCCAACGAGAGGTCGAGCTTCCTGTTGCCGGCCGCGTGGGCAAGCGTGAGCACCCCGCGCTCCACGCCGGAGTTGTTCCGGCGCACCCATGCGAGCACCGTCACGGAACCGAGCCCGGCCAGGACAGCCGCGTGCTGCGCGGAGAGAGCTACGCGATCGGTGACGCTGGCATTGATCAGGCGAGAGCGACCGGACAGGTACGGGCCGACCCTGAACGAGCCGGCCGCCACCAGCGCCCCATTAGGTACGCCACCCTCGGCAGGACGAACCGAAAGCCCGTCCACGAACACCTCGTCGAGCGCGAACGCCCACAGCGGACGCGGGAGCCTCTCCGTCTCCTCTTGGCGCACCTGCATCGCCTTGAATGCGACGTGACGCGAGTTGTTCACCCACACCATGCGAGCCTCACGAGAGATAGAAGGCCACGAGGACGTCCGCGGTCGTCATGTCGACCGCGGTTCCCGTCGCTGCAAGCCAGGTGATCGTCTGCCCGGCGATCGTGTAGTCGAAGCCAACCCCCTGTCGCTGCACCACACCGTTCAGGATCAGGAGCACGCCGGCCGCGGAGACGGGCGCGAAGTTGAGCAGGTCCGCCAGAGCCACGTCTGCCCCGGTAATGTTCTGCGTGGCGACCGCCTCTTGCCGCGGCGTCGAGCCGGCGAGCGCGGCGAGCCGAGCCGCCACGTCCGCGTAGGCACCCTGCGGATTCACGCCGAGCGTGGCCTCCACCGCCTCCACCGCATCGTTCACGTTCGCGTGCTGCGCAGCGTGCGAAGGCGACGTCATCGGGGATGACGGAGACGGGTTAGCGAAGGAATCGAGCGCGCCAGGGTACACGGTTGCCACGCTTCACCTCGTCAGCAGTTGTAGGGGGTGGACGAGTCGTAGAAGTCGGAGGAGTCGTACACGCAAGCGGCCACGCCAGCCTTCTGCCCGTGCTGCACGTAGGGCTGATCGGTCACTTCCGCGACCACCGCCCGAGGCCGGTAGCCGACGGCTGCACCGTCGAGCACCACGCGAGGCAGCGCAGAGAACGGCCTCGGCTCTTGCCCGGGGACACCCTCGAGCCCCGCCCGGTGGGCGTCGATCGCCTCGTCGTCCGTGAGCGCAAGCCGGTAGAACCGGATCCCCGAGAGCCTCGCGTTCGCCGGGACAGCAAGCGTGCTGTCGTTCCCGAGGTAGGTCGCCGCACCGCCGTCGTTCAGAGGAGCAGAGCCGGGCTGATCGGTGAACGAGCCCGCCACTCGAGGGACCGAGCGACCGTTCACGCGCAGCGCCACACGTCCGGAGCTGCGAACCCAGGTGAACAGGACGTGGTTCCATGTGCCAGGGACGAGACTGTTCTCCCTATCGAGAGGAGCCGTTGCGTGCTCTGCCGTCCCCGTCGCCGTGTGCACGCGCGCCCGCACCCCGACACGTCCCGCCGGAGTCGACGCCAACAGGTCGAGGCGCCACCCGGCACCCCCGGCGATGTGAGCTGCGACCGTCCCGGCCGGAGTCGCCGCGAGCGGGTAGACCCACGCTTCGAACGTAATCTCGGTCTTGCCGAACACGTCCGTCTCCGCGGCGGAGAACAGCGAGACGGCCTCTCCTGCGGCGTCCGCGATGATGCAGCCGCCGACCCTGCCACCAGTGCGAACGACAGACACGCCGCCCAGGAGCGTCGGGGGAAGCAGGATCAACCCGATCGTGTCCCGCGGCGTTCCGTCGAGGACGGGAACGTGGAGCGAAATGTGCTTCTCGGTTGTCCAGCGGTAGAAGTCCTCAACGAATGAGTCGGGAGCGTGCCAGGGCAACAGAACGAGATCGTCGTAGTCCCCTGCGGTCAGGGCCACAGCTCCGAGATCCTCGTCGACCACAAGCTCCGTCGTCACGAGCGCATCGTTACGGACGCCGTTGAGCCACTTCGCGCCGTCGGCTCGGACCGCGACGTGCTCCGCTGTCGATGTGCTGTTCACGTTGCGCCAGTAGAGGATCGTCCACAGCCCCCGCGGAAGCTGCGCATCCCATACGATCGAGGTCGTCACCGTCAGGAAGCCGGCCCCGAGAATACCGTTCGCCCCGAGAGTGCGGTAGGTGATGCTCCACGCACCCGCCGCCGGGGTGTCAGGGCCAAGGCCGCTCTCCGAATGGGCGTCAATGTTGAACGGGAAGTGGTGCCCGCGTCCCTCGAGCAGCGCCACCAGAGCGTTCGCGTCCTGCTCGAGCATGAAGATCGCGTTGAAGCTCGGATCTCGCACGACCGCGCGCCGATGTCTGAGCGGTCGCCCGTCCCTCGAGCGCGGGACCTCGCCCCATGTGACAAGCTCCTCCGAAGCGCCGCGATCGCGCACCGGGATCCGCCATCCGTTGACGCGAAGGAACGTCATCCCGGGAATCTCCCGTACTTAGCCGCCAGATAGGCGTCCACCTCGTCGAGATCGATCGCTCCCTGCCAGACGAGCACTTCCGCGAGGTCGCCGTTCATCGGGTTGACGCCGCCGTCGCTCGCCCCGAGCGTGAACCCGGACGTGCCCGCCGGGTCTGAGAGGTCGGCCGTCTCCGTCTCCTGCACTCCGTTCAGGCGGTGCAGCGAACCCGACGCCGCGAGCTGCGCGGACGAGAGGTTCCAGGCGTCCGCCACAACAGGTGTTGCGTGCGTCGCCGTCGTGGCCTCGGCACCGATGGTCTGCACGGCCGCCGCCCTGAACAGGCGCGCTCTGAACGCTGCTCCCGCCGCCCGGTCGAGGATTCCGGCGGTCCCCGCCACCGTGAACGTCCGCCACACCGCCGCGATCGTGGTCGGGCTCGAGACGTTCGGCGCAGCGACAGGGGTCACCAGCACATCGTTAACCCCGTCGAACCTGATCGCTGCCGACGACTCGAGGCGACGACGGGAGGCGATACGCTGGAACGTCGGCCTGTTCGCCACAACGGCCTGGACCGCCGGGGTGGCGCGTGAACCACGGTCGAACCACGACGCCACCGCAGCCCCTTGCGCGATCGTGGTGCTGCGTCGCCCGTCGACGTCTCCGGCGTCGAACCAGGCAATCGGAGAGCCGGGCGGAGTGGGCGTCTCCGTCTCCTGATCCTCCAACGCCAGCACGTAGGACGGCTCCAACTCGTCGAGGTCGAACGAGACGACCTTCGCGTTATTCACCCACCCGAGGACAGGCAGGAAGCTCGGCTTCTGGATCAGGTCGATCCCCGTCACCGCGCCGACCGCGATCGAAGCGTCGTCCCCGATCATGTCGCCGTCCACACGGAGCACCGGGAGCGCGCCCCACTTCGGGACCGTCGACGTTGGGGAGGTCCACGCCGCGAGCATCGAATCGGACGCCCGCCACGGAAGGATCACGAGATCGTCGATCACCTCGTTCTGCACCACCAAGTCCTTCACCAGCTCGAGCACCCCGTCTCGCACTGTGAACAGGAGCCCGTCGCCCCCGGCCGCCCCCGGGAACCCGAACAGAGTCGACGGAGCGCCACCCACATAGGCCGTCCCCTCAGACCGGAGGGCGTGCCCGATGAACGAGCCCGCCACGAGCCGGCGAACGATGATCGTCCAATCTCGCCCGAGCTGCGCATCCCACGAGGCGGCCACGCCAGAGAACGCTTGCGGGATGGCCGCTAGGCCGCGCCCGTAAGCGCCCCACGAGCCCGGGAAGAACTGCAAGCCCGGGGAGAAACCGGGCCGTGGAAGAAGGCTTGTCGACGCCTCGGGTCCGCGAGCGAGATCGATCAAGTGACCTTCACCAGCAAGGATGTGCTCGAGCGCGCGCGCGGAGTCATGATCGAGGAAGCACGCCCGCGCGCTCCACGAGCGCCGGACGTGCCGGCGAGCGTCGCGCGCCTGCCCCCTGAACGATCGCCCGCGACGCCCGGAGCGGATCACCTTCCGCGTCGGCGTGGAGTCGAACACCGGGACGGTCCACCCGTTGATGCGGAGGAACGCCACGATCAGAACCCTCGTCCACGACGTTGCCCGTCCGTCGAGCCCGTCGTTCCCCTAGTGCGGAAGCTCTCCTTCTCGGCGGCCTCCTTCACCTCGGCGACCAACTCGTCCATGCTCGAGGCCGTGATGTAGACCTCTTCGATCGTGATCGGTGCTCCGCTGCCAGCCGCCGCGGGGGTGAGCACATCGGCCGCGACCGTCCCGCCGCCCATGTCATTGGCCACGATGGCGCGGAACCTGGCCGCTGCGACCTTGAAGCCCTGGGGCACGTTCAGCATTTCCTCGGCCATGTCCTTCTCTCGAGCAAGCAGGCGCCCACGAGCATCCGCTTCCTCAAATGACAGGTCGATCATGGCCGCAAGCGCCTCCTCCATCGCTGCGACGTCCGGCGTCATCGCCCCGGCCGCCTCCGCCACGTCACGCAGCCCGGCCGAGAGATCCTCCGCCGCCGTCCCCGTGCCCACCCGAGCGAACGCAGCATCGATCGCTTCGCTGAACGCCGCCGCCCCCGCCTCCGAGAGCATCCCGATCCCCGCGAGGAAGTCGCGCGCGCCCGTCAGGATGTAGGCGACCGCCGTGTTGAACCCGTCGGAGACGAGGTTGATCCCGTCCTGCAAAAACCCGAACGAGTCGATCAACCCCGCCATAGCCGATGCAGCTCCGGCGACCATCCCGAGAAGGAACTTCGCCAGGTGCCCGAACGCAACGAACAGCACGCCAAGCACGATTGCGCCGGCCTTGGCGACCTCAAACAGCACCCGAGCCACAACCTCCGTGTCGGCAAAGGCTGACGCAAGCGGGAGCACCACCGAGACGAGCGCGTCGAACAGGCCGGCGAGCGCCATGAAGTGATCGAAGAACGGCTCGAGGGCGAGCACGACGCGATCGATCGACGCAGCGAAGGCGTCCTGCAGCGCCGCGAAGCTCTTGGTGGACGTCGCCAGCTTGGCGAAGAACAGGACGAGCGCCGCGCCCGTCGTCACCACCGCGGTCAGCGCCAGGACGGCCGCAGCGAGCGCCACGAACGGCGCCATGAGGATCGCCGCGACCGTCCCGAGGAACGCCACGAGCAGCGCGATCCCGAGATAGAGCGACCCGAGAACGACGGTCACCGGCAAGAACAGAACGGACAGGCCCGCGAACAGCGTCCCAAGGCTGAGGGCCGCCAACAGGAGCGCCCCTCCGAGGACAGCCGCCACAGGAGCAATCGCCACCGCCAGGGCCGTGAAGGCGCCCACGAGCAGGAACGCGCCGATCGACGCCGGATCGAACGCTGCCTTCACGGCGTCCGTGAGCCGCTGATCGCCCGTCACCTCCGCGAGCCCGCCGAAGAACTCTTGCAGGGCGCGCGGAACGGCCTGTGCTGCGTCCACGATGGCGCCCGCCACCGATGCGAGAGCGTCCGCGATCATCGGCGCAGCGGCCAACACGATCGCTCCGGCCGCCGCCCCGATGACGGCACCCATCGGGCCGCCGAGCAGGCCCGCCGCGCCTCCACTGGCCGCGCCAGCGGCCCCGCCCGCAACCGCGGCGCCGCCGCCTGCCGTCGCCGCTCCACCGCCGATGCCAAGGATCGGGCCGAAGAAGTCCAGACCGCCGCCGGCACCGATCATTTGCCCGAGTGCGCCGGAGAGCTTCCCGAAATCGAGCTGTCCACCCGAGAGGAGATCGCCCAGGCCGTCCGCGATCGCCTTGGTGATCTCCCCTTTGTCCGCGTCCCCGAGCGCGATCCCGAGCGAGTCGACGATCTCGCCCACCCGCCCGGTGAGCAGGTCGCCGATGCCGGAGAACGACGGGCGGATCTGACCCTCGACGTCCGAGAGCGACACGCCGAGCGCGTCGAGGTTCGGCACGAGCGCGGCGAGCCCGAGGTTGAACGAGCGGACGTCGGTCGCGCCCGCATTGAACTCGCGCACGAGGTCGAACGCCGTCGTCTTGGCGATCAGATCCATCGCCTCCGCGGTCGTCTCGGCGGACGCACCCACGGCCTTGAGCTTGTCGCGCGTGTCGTCCATGTCGCGCGCCGCGTCGCCCATGATGGTCCCGAACGCTGCGAACGGAGCCGCTCCCTGCGCTGCCTTCTCGAGCTTCGACCGGAGATCCTCGAGCACCTCTTCAAGCTGTTGCGCCTTCTTGGCCGCCTTCTTGTCCACGCCCTCCGTCACCCCGGGAGCTGCGCCGATCGTGCCGAACCCTCCGGCCTTCTTCGCCTGCTCGGCGGATGCGAACAGGGAGTCGACGTCGATGCCCATGTCCTTGAGGATCAGCTTGAGCCCGTCTCCCACCGCGCCGAGCGCGTTCAGAGCCCCGTCCTTGATGGTCGAGCCGATCTCGAGCGCGCCGTCCTTCACGCCCGAGATCCACTCTTGCGTGAGCGAGTCGGAGAGGATGCCGCCGAGCGCCTCCTTCAGCTCGCCAGGGAAGCGCATGACCTGATCGGCGATCTTCTCGGGATCATCCAGCTTGAATTGGAACTGCCGCACGTCCACAGGGGCTTCAATCTGCGCCGCCACCTCACGGAGCGCGCCCGTGTCGATCCCGAGCGAGGTCCGCACGCTCTCCGGCAGGACGTCGAGCGCGTCGGCGATCTTCTTCACGCCCGCCGCCGCCGTCTCGTACATCGTGTTGAGCACGTCCTCCCACCCGCCCACGAGCAGATCGAACAGGCGCAACGGAGCCGTGACGACGGTAAAGAACGCTCCCAGGACAGCGCGAACGCCGCTGTCGGTGGCCGACTTGATCGCCTCCCACGCCTGCGCCACCGCCTCGCGGATGCCGCCCCAATCCTCCTCCCACGCCTTCCTGGCGATCCCGATGATCGCCACGAGCCCACCCACGATCAGCACCACCTTGGCGACAACGATCAGGGCCGGGAGAGCTGCCGCGGAGATCGCCGCAAAGGCGGCGGTGGCGAGGGGGGCGAGCACGGACATCGCGGACGCGACGGAGCCCGCGGCCACAGCGAGCGCACCGAGCGCAGCGACGAGCCCGGCCGCGATGCCAGCGGCCACCCCCGCGTAGGTGATGAACTTCTGCACCGTTGGCGAGAGGCTCGTGAACCATTTCACCAGGCCGGTGATCTTCTCGACGATCGCCGTGACGGCAGGGAGCAGAGCTTGACCGATCGAGACAGCAGCGTTCTTGAGCGCACCCTGCATCGCCTTCAGGCTGTTGGCGAACCCGTCCGCCGTCCGCACCGCGTCACCCTGTGCGAGCTTAGTCCGCTCCATGATGAAGGCGTAGCGGAGAGCCTGTTTGCTCCCCTCGTCCATGTCCTTAACGTTCGTGCGGATCCCCTGCGAGAGCGCGAACGCCTGCAACGTGTTCTCGTTCATCAACACGCCGAACCGCTTGAGCGGCTCTGCCTCTCCCGAGAGGCCCGAACGAAGCGCGGCGAGCGCATCGTCGTCCGCGACGTTGAAGAACGATCCGAGATCGACCGCGAGCTGCGCGAGGTCCGTCGACATGCGCGCCGCCTCGCCACGCGACTTCGCCATCGGGGCGAGCATTGCTTGGAGCGTTCCAGCGAACATCCGCATGTCCTGGGTGGACCGCCCCATCGCGTCCCCGGTGTCCTTCGCCCACTTCTCCACGCTCGGCCCGAGGTCGCCGAACGCCACCGAGATCACGTTGCTCGTCTCCTCGAAATCGCTCGCCTGCTTCACCGCGATCGCGCCGAGCCCCGCGAGCGCAGCAGAGGCAACGCCAGCCTGGACCGCGACCTGACCGCCGAAGTCCTTCAGCGCCGAGAACTTCGATGCGTTCTTGCTGGCCCTCTCGATGCTCGACGAGAGCTTCTCGAGAGCCGACCCGGCCTTGCCGGCCGCCGACGGGATCACGTTCAGGACGGCCGCAGCCTTCGCGATCGCCGCCGTGAAGGCGGACGCGTTCGCCTCGAGCACGACGCGAACCGTTCCGGCTGTGATCGGCACGCGCTACTCCTCCGGCTCTCCGAGCAACGAGAGCATTCTACGGCCCTCCGCGCCGGACCAGAAGCGTTCTTGATCTTCGCGCTCTACTCGAGCACGCACCCGTCGCTTGAGGGCCTCCATGCGTGCTTTCGGATCGGAGCCCGTGCCCTCCTCCACCCGCTCGATCGCGGTGTCGTCCGTGTCCGCCCGGCGTCTCCGGGTGGAGCGTGGAAGCAGGGTGTCCGGCCGCACCCGAGGCTTCCCGCGTGGGATGTGGATGTTGATCAGGTTCGCCTGAACCCAGGCGAGTACCTCGAGCAGCCAATCGTCCCGGTCGCGCTGCCCCTGCGCGTACAGTTCGATCTCGCGGAAGGTCATCCCGTAGACCTGATCCGGGGTGAGCCCGACGGAGGCCGCCACGCGAAGGATCTCGTCCCTCTCGTGAGCGACCGCGAGCCGTCGAGCTAGCGGGCCTTTCCCTCGGAAGCCGCCTCCGACGATGTTCCGAACGCCTCGTCGAGCGCACGGACCATCTTGTCCGCCTCCGCCTTCGACTTGCCACGAGCGACCGCGTAGAGAACGTCCTTCTGGAACTGCTCACGATCGAGATGTTCCGCGTCGTCGAGCCACTGTGCGACCTTGCCGGGCGTGAGCTTCAGCCCTCGATCGTAGGAGAGCCCGGACAGCACCGCGTCGATCAGAAACTTGGTCTGCCCGCCACCACGCGCCAGATACGCGAGGGGATCCGACCCAAGGCGGTCCTCGAGAACCATCGACTCCTGCGCACGGAACCGGAGCGTCCGGGTCTGCTCGCCCAGGTGAACGTCCAACTCGCCCCGATCAGCGTTCGCCGCCATGCTTGCCTCCTGCACTTTCGGTGCACATGGAAGCTACACGACGAACGCCGATCAGAGCAACGGCCTACTGCGTGGTCAGCGTGACGCCGGAGCCGCGCAGCGAGACGTCCACGGCGCCCGTGTCGTCCAGGGGACCGGACGGGCTGAACGAGGTCGCGAAGGCCACGCCTTCGAACTTCTTGCGCTGCGGAGCCGTCTCCATCGTGAAGTCGAACGGGAACACCGTCTTGGCGAACACGGCGCCAAGGACGATCTCTTGCCCCGGGTCGCCATCGAGCCACCGGGCGCTGATGTCGAACGTCACGTCGGAGTGGTTCGGCAGGTATTCCCGCACACCGTTGCTGTCGTGCGTGGTGCACTCCAGCTCGTCGATGTTCAGGTTCAGCGTCACGTCGACGATGCCGCCGAAGTTTTCGAACGTCAGGCCGCCGTCCGGGCTCACCCTGACCTTGGCGAGCCGTCCGGGGATGCACATTCCGGGCATGGAATCCTCCTAGGGGGAAGGGTGAAGACGGCCTCTCAGAGTCCGCCGAGGGATGGGATCAGCGCAGCTTGCGGAGGCGGATCACGCCGATCTTCACCGAGGCGGTCGCCGACAGGGTGAACGTTGTCTTGCCGCCGCCGTTGAACATGGCGGGGTTGAGCAGGGAGTAGATCCCGATCTTGCCGGCCGGGACGATGTTCGCCACGTCGCCGACACCGGCACCGCCCCGCGAGTACGGGTCGGGCTGGCCCTTGACGGTCGCCGTGACGGGGCCGCCACCGCCGTTGCTCACGACGAGCACGAGGTTGCCGTCGTTGAAGAAGTCGTTGGTCAGGTCCACCGCGGCGGCCAGGGCGGCGTCCAGATCGGTGATCGCCTCGCCGAAGTCGTCGAGGGTGTTCGCGGGGTTGAGAGTCGCCATGTTCTGTCCTCCTCTTGCTGTGATGCTCAGACGGTGGAACGTCGAAGCCCCACGTTGATGATCCACTCGTGGTGGTTCTGCTCATCCTCGCGCAGATAGCTCGGACCACCCGAGAACGCCCGCGCTTCGAAGTACCCCGCCGGGGGCTTGAGGTTGATCGCCTCATAGGCGCCCTGCGCCAGCTCCCGGCCAGTATCGTAGTCCCGAGGGGGCGAGCGAACGACGATCTGCACCGTCGGCCGTTCCTCTTCGCCTTTCGCGCCGCCATCCACGAACGGGATCGAGACGAACCCGCCCGTCGGCACCACGAAGATGCAGCGAGACGGGATGGCGCCAGGGACCGACGTGTTCTTCGACACCGGACGCACCGGCCCGGGGCGAACGTCGTCCGCCGTGACGCCCCACGGAGGGCCGGCGAGAGCCGATGCGAGGTGGCCCGCGACGTCGGATTCGACACTCACACGGCCTCCTTCATGGCCGCGGCGGCTTCACGGGCAACCGTCTCGGTCATCTGCGGCTCGAGGCGCTTGAACGGGTCCTCGAGATACTTCCACTTCCCGTTGCTGAGAGGTCCACGCGGGACCTCGTGCACGATCGCCGCGTAGGGCGCCGTGTATTCGATCTCGCCGTGCACCGGAGTCGTCTGCTTCACCGCAATCCGCATGGACCCGGCCAGGCGGCCCGTCTTGCGCGGGACCTCGGCTTGGCTCTCCGCGCCCACAGCCTCGAGCCACACCCGGACGCCACGGATCACGCCCATGTGGACGCCGCGCCCGAGAGCACCGAACGTCTTGACCGTCTCGTCCACGCCGAACACACGGGTCTGGAAGCGAACGCTTTTCATAGCGTCACCTCGTAGTGCGAGAGCGCGTTCGTGAGGGGGTCCTTGTACGAGGTGACGTTCTCCGGCCTGCGCGAGAACGTCTCGTCGGTGTCGGGCTCGTCCTCGAGCCAGAACCGATCATCCGGCGAGATCGTCCCGAGCGCCGACGGGGCGACGTCCCGCACGTCCAGCACGACGAGGTGCCGCGTGCGACGCTCCGTGCCCGCAGGTGCCCCGGCGTTGTCCCGGCGCACCTCGACGTAGGCCGGGAGCGTGACCGCAGACCCGAGCACCTCGGAGCCGGCAGGACTGAACGAGGTGACGCGCTTCACGGTCACCGTCGAGTTGAGCAGAGCGCGAAGGGCGGTGTCCATCACGGACCCCCCTCGAGATCCTCGGATTCCGTGAAGGTCCCCGGATGATCGTCGCGCCCGAGTCGGAAGCTCGGTTGGATCGCGTCCGTGTCGTCCGCGAGCTGCTCCCGCTCCACGCGGGAGATCCCGCCGACGAACATCGGGTCGAGCGTCGCAACTCCCGTGCCGTCCCCGCCGCCGATGGAGCCGCCGGCTTGACGGAGGTTGTGCGCCAGGAGCTTGTAGTGCGCCATGAGGTCGGCGCCGCTGACCGAGGTCTGGCCGATCGTGATGTTCGGGCGAGCCGCGAAGCGCCCCGCGAGGCTCTCCGCGATGGCAGCCGCCGCGAACGTCTCGATCGGCTGAACCGAGAGGATGAAGGTGATCTCCTCGTTCTCGACGAGGTGCCCCACGTCCACGACGTCGCCGATCAGGAACCGCACGCGGTCCAGCGACGTTGCCAGGGTGGGGGAGTAGGTGAAGCTCACGGGCTCACCGAAGCGATCGCCGCCGCCCGGAGAAGGAGCAGCTCGTCCTTGGTCGCGCCCGACGGGACGGACACACCCGCGGCCTCGAGCGCGTCCTTGATCGCTTGCTTCTTGGTCCCGGTGCCGAGCGCATACAGCCCCTCGAGCGCAGAGGTCTTGCGCTTCGCGCTCGAGGGGTCACGAACCACGGCCAGGTAGCCGCGCTTGACGTGCGTGCGAAGGACACCCTCCGACCACGCCTTCGCCCTCTCTGTCACGTCCGCCCCGGGCTCGAGCGTCTCGCCGTCCGCGGGAAGTGCGCGCGTGACGACGAAACGGAGCCCCGCCGGGTCTGCGAGGACCCGGGCGAGCTGACGGACGGAGAGGATGCGGCGAGTCATGGCGTCAGGCGCTAGGCCACCGCCGCCGAGAAGAACACACCGAGGATGGACGAGACGACCTTCTGATCCCAGGCGCTCTCGCCCTGGATCTGATCGCTGTCCCGCACGTCACGGCGGAACCGCTTCATGCGGACGCCCGTCCCCTGCGCACCCGTGAGGCCGGTCCACGCGAACGTGTAGCCCGCGCTCGGCATGTCGATGCCCGCCGCCGGGGGTGAGTACGTGAGCAGGGCGCTCTTGCCGTGGATGTACGCCATCGTGGCCGTAGCACCCTCCGCCGCCGTGTTGTTCACGGACATGGGCACGACCACCTCGCCGATGCCGAGCACAGAGGCCATGAGCTGTTCGTTCAGGATCGACGCCTGGACCTGCTCGAACCGCTCGATGAACTTCGGGTGGTCGAGGAGCTTCAGGAACACCTCGGCCCCGACCGTGAGCTTCATGCGCAGCGGGTTCACGCCGAGCTTCGCCATGTGGAAGATCTGCGCGCGAATGTCGGTCACGGGATCCGACGCCGCGTAGTTGCTCCACACCGTGAAGTCGACGCCGCCCACGAGATCCGCCGCCGTGGTGGAGCCGGTCCACACGCCGGTTGTGAAGTACTTGGTCGCCCAGTCCTTCTCGCGGCGGATGAGCAGCTTCCGCATGACGTCTTCGGTCTTGGTCCGGTCGAGGTCGATCACCTCGTCCTGATTCGCGCGCTCCTGATCCGAGATCAGGTGCGCGAACTTGTAGACCTTCGCGTTGTAGTTGTCGGTCGAGAGGCGCAGCGCACCGATCGGGGCCTCACCACCGGGGCCGACCTCGCGCGCTTCATCGCGGTGGAAGTCCGCGCGATCCCAGATGTAGTAGGAGTCGCTCTGCTTCGCGACCGGCACGGTGGGGAACACCCGACCGGCCACGAAGTTGCGCTCCTCCTGCATGAAGGCGATCGCGATGTTGGTGAGCGGGCGGTTGACGTGAACGTCGCCCGGAGTGGGAAGGCTCGGCATCTGTCTTTCTCCTTGTCCGGGCGGTCACACCGCCGGCAGCGAAGCAGGGTGGAAGGTGATCGGGACTACGGGAGCGGCGCCCCGCCCATCTGCAGAAGGACGGTGATGATGTCCCCGTCGGCCGCCGCCGCGGTGAGGGCCACGCCCAGAACGTGCTGCGTCGTCGCCGCGGTCTGGACCTTGCCGGCCGCGGTGCACGCGACCTTCGCACCGACCGCGATCGCCGCGCCGGCCACCGCGCGCGTCACGCCGTCGTGCATGACGTCCGCGACGCCACCGGAGGCCGGGTCGTTCTGCAGGACGCCGATCGGGACGTCCGTGATCGCGTTGGTGCGCTGGACGTTGCCCGAGGACAGCTCCATGACCTTGAACTGGTGGGTGGACAGATCCTCGGCGGCCAGGAAGCTGGTGACGAGAACGGGGTGCTCACGATTCGCCATGTTCGATCTCCTGAGAGGTGAGGGTGAGGCAGGAGCGGGAGAGGAAGCTTGGCCGGCGCCACCTCCCGCACCGCGACGTTACTCGCTGGCAGCCGCCGCCTTGCGGACCGCGTTCTTGGCGAGATCCGGGTTGCGCTCCATCGCGCGGCTGTAGCCGACGTGGAAGGAGACGTTCTCCGCGGTGGCGATCGCCTTGGCCTTCGCCTCGAGCTGCCCCTCCGGCGAATCGGCGCCGCCGGTCGCCTCGGAGCCGACCACGCGCAGCAGGACGTTCGACTTCTTGATCTGCTCCGCCATCGCGCGGAGCGTGCGCTCGAGCGTCTCGCCCTCCTTCTGGTCGCGCCCATAGGCGGCCTTCAGGAGCGTGGCGACCTCGTTCACGTCGCCCGCACCGATCTCGCGCGCCTTGGCCGTGAACTCCACGGTCAGCTTCTCGTCCTTCATCTTGGCGATCGTCGCTTCCGCATCGGAGACACGCTTCGCCAGGTCGGCCTTCTCGGCGTCCGCCTTGGCGGTGGCGACCTTCTCGGCCTCGGCCTTCGCCTTGTCCGCGTCCTCCTTCGCCTTCGCGGCCTCCTCGAGCTGCGTCTTCACCGCGGCGCGGTCGGCCTCGGGGAGCGCAGCGAGGATCTCATCGACAGTCTTGGGGGCGGGGGTGCTGTTCTTCTGCGACACGTTCTCCTCCGTGGTCTTTCTGTTTGGCGTGAGGCTGTCGAGAGCCGCCGCCGCCTTGGTGATCTCCCCGCGAATGGCCGCGGGCTCTGCGGTGCACGCCTGCTTCAGCGACTCCACCACCTCGAGCGCGTGAGCCGCGAGCCCAGGTGACGCCTTCGCGATCGAGTCGATCAGGACGCCCACGGCGTCCGAGAACTCCGCGGTCGTCTTGGCGAGAAAGCCGCCCATCTGGCCGGGCTCGACGCCGGACAGGATCGACGAGATCGAATCCTGATAGGCCCACTTCAACTCGCAGAACTCGTCTCGGAACTCGCGCTCCGCGATGATCTCCGCCGTCGTGCGGGGGGCGATCGGGTAGAGCGCACCGCCGTTCATCGGCATCGCGTACTCCTTGCGCGTCTCCTCGAGCATCGCCTTCGCCTTCCCAGCCGCCTTGTCCTTGGCGCCCTGCGGAAGCTTCGACTGAGGGATCCGGGCGAGCGCGTTCCGCAGGTGCGGGAGGTCGACCTTGCCGTCTGCGTCCTTCACCGGGAAGTGGCGCAGCGAACGCGGAGTCGTCTTGCCACCCGCGTCCTTCTTGCCACCGCCCTCGACGTGCAGGAACGAGGAGTCGGGAAGGTCGTTGACGTAGGCCGTCGTCCACGTCGCCTTCTCGGTCGGCTCCTCCTCGGAGTCGCCCGACTTCATCTTGAACAGCTTGATGTGGGCCTCGGGGTTGTCCCCGGCGTCCACGAGCGAGCCTTCATCGATCGACAGGTCGGAGAGTTGGAAGCGCGCGGTCATGCGGCACCCAGAGCGCGACGGATCGCCCGCCCGCCAAGCGAGAGCATCTTGAACTTGCCGGACTTGACGCCCTCCCAGGCGGCGTCATCGTCGATCTTGAAGCCGACCCACGTTCCGTCAGGAACGATGCCGTCGGGGATGCCGAGCGCCTTGCGCTTCTCGGGGGTGAAGCAGATCACCTCGGCCAGCCGGCCCACCTGCTCCACGCCGTCGACCGTGCGGCCGTGCATCTTGCCGGCTTTCCGCGAACGGAGCGCGAAGTCGTAGGTGGCCGCCTCGAGATCCTCGATCGCGATCGTCTCGCCGGAGTGATCCACAACGGGCGTGCCGTCGACCTTCCGGCAGACGTAGAGCCACCCGAAAACGAGACGCTTCTCCATGTCGACCTTGGAGATCGTCACGTCTGCGCGCCATGTTGAGACGGCCGGATCCGACACGTCTTGCCGTAGAGCATGAGATCGGGCGGTTTGTCTAGCCCTGCGAGCGCACCAGCACGACAGAGCACTTGCAGTTGGGGTGCCGGGGAGGCTTCATGACCTGTGTCCCCGTGTAGTCCGTGAAGGGCTCGTCCAGAGCAACCGGGGCGTGCGCGGCCAGGCTCACGCACAGACGACACGGGTCCTTGGCGATCCACTTCCGCTTCATGTCCCGCGGAAGCTCACCCGACGACACCGCGATCTGCCACTCCGCGGCGCGCGCCTCGTTCACGGCGAACTGCAACTCCGTCCTGGCGATCGTTCGCGCGCGCCGGTTCACCATCGCCTGTGCCCGACGGGCAAGCCGAGCCTCGATCGCATGGGACGGGATCTTCATTTCGCGCAGCTCCCGCCGCATCCTGCCGATCGCCTTCGCGTCTCGAGGTAGGAGCCCCACCACGTCCCGCACAGAGCGGGCGAGCTGATCGACCGTGAGGTTCTCTCGGATCCCCTCCGCCACCATGTCGCGGATCGCCTCGCGCACACTCGCCGACACGCGCGCCACAAGCTCGGCCGCTTGCGTCAGGGCGTAGTCGTGGGCGAGCTGATCGACGATCAGGAGCCGCGCCGCAACGTCGTCCTCGCCGAGAACTGCTCCGCCCCGAGCAGTTACCTCACGGGCGGCCTCGCGCGCCGACGCCTTCGCGCCCTGCTCGAGCGCGGCAGCGGCGGCCTCCTCGAGATCCTGAAATGCCTGTTCGATCGGGAGCGACGGCAGGACAGCCCCGACGTCCAGCAAGGGGCTCTTGGCCGCCTGATCGACGACGACTTGCAGTAGCGCCCGGAGCGCCTCCACGCCGGCCATGAACGCTCGCTCGATCGCCTTCTCTGCCGGCCTACGCCGTCGAGCCTCCGCCGTGCGGATCTGCTCGCGCGTCGGCACGGATCAGCCGTCCTCACCAGGCGGGGGAACGCCCATCGCCGCCGCCAGGGCTCGCCTGACGTGCCCGGCCATTTCCGTGTCGCCGGCCGCGTTGAATTGGTTCATGGCGGCCATGAGATCGGCCGTGCTCATGCCCTCGATCATCCCGGGAGACGGAGCCGGCTTCTCCGGTGCCGGCATCGGCTCGCCCTCCTCACGCTCCGGCAGGCGCCCCTCCTTGCGAAGATAGTCCTCGAGCGTGGAATCCGGCGTGATCAGGCCACCGTCGACGAGCTTCACCAGGGCTTCGGCCAGCGGTCTAATGTCCTGCCGCTCGAGGTCGCCGTGTCGGAGCCTCGGCCACGCCTCGGGAGCATAGCCGTTGAGCTGCATCAACTCCGCGGTGGCGAAGCGGTGGAACGTCTCCTCGATCGTGTCGAGCATCGCACCAAGCGCGGTGGCGAACAGGCTCGTCATATCCGACGAGAGCGAGAAAGAGCCGACCTTCTCCATGCCCAGGAACAAGAACTGCGTCAGGAGCACCTGTGCGATCCGCTTTTCGTACCGCTCCACGGCGCCCGAAATGTCGAGCGCGCGTGAACCGCCCGACGAGAGCAGCTCGAGCTTGAAGCCCGTCGGCATGTTCTTCTCGTCCACCTCCGTAGGCAGCGTCACGCCCTCGTGCTCGTTCCGCCTGATCTGGACGAGCAGCCGCGTGTAGTCGGCCAACGCCTGCTTCTTCGCCTGCGGAGCGTTCTTGTCGAAGTAGCTCAACGGCATGTGGAGCACCGGGAGCCCCACGAGATCGCGTTCGATGCCGATCGCCTCAAGCTCTTGCAGGCGCTTCAGGAAGAACCACGAGCGATAGGCGTTCCGCAGGAGCGAGCGACCCTCCGGGTTGTTCTTGGCGATCTGCGGACGGAACAGGATCGCCTTCTCGATCGGGATGAACACGCGGATGAAGTTGGGGGCGGCCACCTGCCACATCCCCTTGACGCCGCCGTCCTCGTCGAAACTCCATCCGTCGAGCGTCTCCTGTGCGCGGATCGCGATCTTCCGCCATCCGAGCTTCCCGTCCGAGTACCTCGAGCGCGTCGACGGATCGGTGCCGGGACCACCGCGGCGCTTGTAGACCTTCTCGAAAAGCGACCACCCGAACCAGATGAACGAGAGCACCTCGGACATGAAGTCCTGCCAGGTGTGACTCATGTCCCCGACGCACGACTCAAGGAACTCCGCGGCGTCCTCGGTCTGCGGATGGTCCTGCGTCGCGGGCTCGACGCGCCAGGGCACTTGCCGAACGAGGGAGTCGGTGACGTAGAGGGACGCTCCGATCGTGGAGTCGTTGTCCCGCATTTCTCGGAGCGCGCGGACACCCTGGCGTCCACGGAGCGCGTTGTGCCACTCCTCGAAAACGTCGGTCCCGTAGCGGACGAGGCCCGTGTAGCCGACCTCCTCAGTCGGGCGCTGCTTGGACGTCACCGCAACGATGCCGCCCTCTCCCTGTGCGTCGTCCAGCATGGCGGACCTCCGGCGTCTATCCTACACCGTGTCGTTCAGCCGTCATCCGGTGCCGGGTAGCGGCGAAGGGCACGCTCCGCCACGTTCAGAGCCACGTTCACCTTGAGCCCGAGCGAGTTGCGCACGCCGGCCGCAGCTCGGATCTCCACCACGAGGTTCTCGAGCGCGCCCCGCACGGTGCGGAACTGCTCCTCCTGCGGATCCATTGCGTTCGGCCGGTGCGTGTTGGGCGCGTCGTCGTTCATGGTTCCCATCCTGCTCCGTTCACGGGCGACGCCTCGCGCCGCGCCCTCTTGTAGCTTTCTCGTCGCTCGTCGTCCGTCCAGAAGTGCACCGTCTCCGGCCCTGGATCGGGACAGAGCCCCGCCTTGCTGTGCGCCAGCGGGATCCACACGCGACCGAACCGCTCGGAGGCACGAAAGATCAGCCGGGCGATCGCCTGCGGCTCCACAGCCGAGTGCGGGAGAGTCGCTCCACAGAGCGCGCACGGCATGAGGAGCGATCCGAGGTGGCGGACAGCGTGCACCTGCCTTCCAACGTCGAGCGTCATCCATCCCTCCACGGATTCCCGGTGCGAAGCGCGTCGGTGTCCACCGCAGGGATCCCACGGTCGGAGAAGCGCGCGTTCGCGTAGGCCACCGCGTCCGCCTTGTCGGGGCTGTGACCAAGGCGCACCTTCAGATCGTCCTTCGGCTCCACCGCGATCAGGCCACGGCTGTTCAGATCCCACCGCATCGCCACGAGCTGCCGATGAAGCGCCGGATCGGGCGGGAGCGCGATCGGCTCGTCCCCGTTCGGGTCGAGCGCGAGCCGGAGCTGCCAGAACATTTCGGAGCGGCGGTTGACGTAGCGGTCCCCGTCGTCCGCCCGGATGCCGCCGCGGACCTCCACGGCAAGGTCGCCGTGGATCTGCCGGAGCCGATCGAACACGCCGGCCCCGAGCCCGTCGGCGTCGATCCGCACCTCGTCCACCGCCACCCCCTGCGACCGCAGCTCCACGAGGTCCCCTTCCAGGGTGGCGACGGTCGCCATCGTGTCCTGCTTCGGCGCCGTTCGGATGGTGCGCACGCCGGCACCAGGGCGGAAGTCCACGCGCTCCGTCGAGTCGTCTCCGAGCCGCGCGACGTCCACACCAAGGCGTGACCTCCGCGGCCAGGTCTGCCCTTCCTCGATCGAGCGCCACCGCTCCACAGCCTCGTCAATCCACGGGCTCGGGATCAGCGCACGATCGGCGTCCTTCGGGAACTGCGCCATGACGCGCGCCTGCCACCGCGGATCTTCCTCGCCCCATTCGAGCCACTTCTCCCTGACCCACAGGGGAGAGACGAGCTGCGGGAAGGGGAGCGCACCCGTCACCTTCTCGAACCACGGCCCGGAGTCGAGCCCGTCACCGCGCCTGACGTCCTCGAGCGCGACCCCGAACTTGCTGAAGTTGGGCGTGTCGAACGCAGAGACGATGAACTTCTGCACCCCGGCGCGCTTGAACGCCGCGCCGAACGGGCCGCTGTCGTCGGTGGGGTTCCCGATCATCAACATCCGCGCGTGCCCCGATGCGATCGCGGAGTCGAGGCCCTCATAGACCGTCGGAACGACACCGGCCGCCTCGTCCACCACCACGAACACGTAGGGAGCATGGAAGCCCTGGAACTGCGTCGCGTCGTACTCCCGAGCCGTGAAGCCCCACGCCCACCAGTCGTCGGCCATCTTAAGCATCGTCGCCGATGGAGGAAGTGAGCCCCCGAGCGGGAAGCGGGCATTCTTATAGAGCGTGCGCAGCTCGCGCCACAGGATGCCGCTCACCTGCCGGTGGCTCGAGGCGGTCGTGATCACGATCGCCCGTGGATGGTTGGCAAGGAACCAGAGCACCGCCGCCGCTGCGACCGTCGACTTGCCGATCGCGTGGCACGAGCGAACAGCCGTGATGCGGTGGTCGCGGATCGACTCGAGGATCTCGCGCTGCTTCCTCCACGGCCGGAAGCCGAGCACCGTCTCCGTCCACCAAACCGGATCGACGGAGGCGCGCTCTACAGCGTCAAGCTCGTCTGCCGAGAGCACGCCTACTCCTCCGGTGGGCTCCAACAGGAGCAGGCAACGTCCTGCGCAACCAGGGCGTCAGCACAGGAGCCGAGCAGATGAACGCACACCGCGGACACCTGCCTGTCCCTGCTCCACCCGTCCACACATCGGCCAGCGAGATCGACAGACTCGCGGGAGATCCGAACGGCGTCGCCGCGCCACGCGAGGGTCAGGACGAGCCCCACGAGCAGCACCATTGCGCAGAGCCAACCGCCGACCTCTCTCACACGTCCCCCTCGTCGCGCTTATTCTGCCGACGTGCGGCGTCAACGATCTCGCTCCACGTCATGTTCACGCGCTGCGTCTCCTCGTGCGTCGTCTCCGGCTCGCCACGGTTCAGGCGCTCGAGGCGAAGGCCGCGCTCTGCCAGGTCGGCCGCCGTGCGAACCTCGATCGTCGGCTTCTCCTTCTCGGCCTGGGACTTCTTCGCGTACTTGCCGATCTCGGTCATCCCGAGGGCTTGGAAGGTCTGCGCCATCTTGATGTGGCGCTCCCGCATGTCGCGGATCGCCTTGAGGTCTGCTTCCCGCTTCACCCGGTCGACGTGGGCATCCCAGGCAGCTGAACGTTCGCGCCAGCGGTAGCGGTAGCTATTATTGGCGACGGTGATCCGCTTGATCCCGGTCAGCTCCGCCACCTTCGCGTGCGTGCGACTGCCCGGCCCGAGGTCACGCCACGCCTGGAATGCGCGCCATGCGTTGTCGTTCTCGCCCGGCTGCCGCGCCCACGGCTCCCGATCGTCGGCAAACTTGGCGAAGGCGCGCTTCCCCACGGACTACCTCCGGCACCATTCGAGGATGCGTTCCGCCGGGCGGTCGCCGAGCTTCTCGCGCACCAGCTTGCCCTCGGCACCCGTGAACACCACCTGCAACTTGTAGATGGCCGCGTCCCGCTTGGCCGCGTCCTTCTCCTCCTCCGAGCGGGCCTCGGCAAGCCGCTTCTCGAGCGCGCGCTGTGCCTCGATTGCCGCCCCGGATGCCGCCGTGACCTCGGTCCCGTGGTCCCCCTGGTGAACCCTGGCCTCGGTCGAGCCCGACGCCATGACGCCATCCACCGCCGCGTTCTTGGCCGCCTCCGGCACCCACGCTTGCGAGAACTCCGCTCCGGCGAGGGCCTCGGGTGCCGACACGTCCGAGAGGAGCCGGTTCAGCTCGTCATCCGAGATCATGAGAGCGTCCGCCGCCCAATCGAGGGCGCCGAGCTTTTGCAGATCGCGGAGAACCTCGGCTTCCAGCTCGATATCGTGGGAGCCGCGCGCCCGGTTGTGCCTGATCGTAGCGATGCGCGCCTGCGCCGCGTCCATGTCCACGCGAACGACGGGCACCTCCTTGTAGCCGAGCGCCCGTGCGGCTCGCCAACGGTGCTCGCCGTCCACGATGACGTCCCCGCGCCCGACCACGATCGGTTGCGTGAAGCCATCCTCCTCGATCGACCGAAGAAGCAGCTCGAAATCGTGCTCGCTCTGCCGGTTCGGGTTGTAGTCGTTGGCCTTCACGGCGTCGATCGGGAGGTACTCCACCGCGAGCCGCTCGAGCGCCTTCGCCTTGTTTTCGACCTTCGCCTTCCCCTTCGACCTGACGCGCTTCTCCGTCACGGTCGCGGCCGTGTCCTCGGGGGGTGAGCTTCTCGATCTTGCCGGCTTCCGTGTCGCTCATGTCGTCGCTCTCCTGTCGTGCACGCCAGGGATCGGCGGGCCGCGGTACATCATCCAGTTTTTCAGCGTGAACGCCTCGGGCCTGTTCAGCACCTCAGGCGCAGCACGGCCAGCGTGCCAATCCACCGGAGAACCATCCCAAAGGCGCGAAGCCGTCCTCGAGATCGGAGGGTTGTTCCCCTGGACCGACTTCACCCCGACGTGCTCGACGAGGGACGGGTTCGTGATCCACCACGACACCCCACGCGCCACGGACCAAAGGCGCATCCGATCATCGTCGTGCGGTGCCGCAGGGTCGACGTGTGCACGCTCCCACCGCAGGAAGTCCTCCACGAGCCCGGCCGGCATGGCGAGCGCGCACCCCGTCCCGGGAGAGGGTGAGACGATCCACGAGGAACCGGAGGCTGTGGCCTTCTTGACCGAGGACCCGTGAAACGAGAAGAATGCGACCGGGTTCTCGCTGGCGACCTCGAGCACCCGAGCCACCTCGACGGCGAATCCTGCGCACAGTCGAACGTCGTCCTGAAGGACGAGGTGGTGGGAGGCCCACGACTGTCTCTGAAGCCAGGACCGACGAGCGGTGTGCCAGAGGTTCCGCCGTGTGTCCTTCACCACGGCCGGCGTGATGCCGCCCCGGCGCAGCTCGCGCACCATGTCGACGACGCACGCGCGCCGCTCCGGCACCCAATCACAGTGCATGATGGCAACGGATAGGTTCATGCCGCCGGGTTCCCTCCCCACGTCCCCGCACCTAAGCGGAAGAACTCGGGCTCGACGTAGGGCAGGAAGCTCGCCTTCTGCGCGAACGGGTCGCCCAGGAACATCGCCTGCGTCAGCTTGCGCCAACTGTTTGTCGAGGCGTTGCAGGAGTTGCACGTCTCCCGCTCGGGGAACGGCGTCGTGGCGTGCGCCCGGTGCGCCTTGAGCATCCGACCTCGCGCCAGCTCCGCACGGGCCGCGATCCACTTCGGCGCCTCCACCATGCAGACGCGCGTGAAGCACTCCTCCCACGTCTCGCCCGCGCGTCGGTGCGGCTGAACAGCCTTCGGCCCGTAGTGCGCGATCGCTCGGAACCCTGGTAACCGCTCGTCCACCCTATCGAACCACGACGGCCACGCCTGTTGCGCGATGCGAATCTGATCGGCGCCCGCCGGGCTCTGTGACGGAGGAGCGATGCGGAGCTTCCGCGCCGGCATTCCATGGCGGTGGAACACGTCGTAGGCGTGGTTATAGTCCCACCTGTTCGTGCCGATCGCGCGCCACACGTCGCCGTCCGTCCAGTCGTAGATCGGCCGGCAATGCCGAGCGCCAAACGGGTTGGCCTTCGTGAGGTGGCCGCCCGCCGAGATCACGGAGCACGAGCGGATGATCGACTCCTGCGCGCGCACCCCCATCAAGACGAACAGGTCCC